GGGCGGGTGGGGGGGGGGTGGACAGGGGCGAATATTTTTGGGAACCACTGCCAGTACGTAGGTTTGGCCAGATAGTAGATTAGCCAGATAGTAAAAGCGGCTGAAACTGTCCTGGCTATACGCCAAGCCCCACAGTGTTTTGGTTTCGCGCTCCTCGCCACCACAATTAAAAATCTGCCCCCGCAGGTATCCATCGCACTTATCGACCAAGGCGGGCAATGCTAGATTGTTACCGTCTTCGCCATCGGCTTTTGGCCCCTCCAGCACGATCGCGCCATCGCGCCGGGGGATTGCTACCAACGTGTCTCCCTCGTTGTGAGCCGCATTGAAAATCTTGATACCCTTCCCCTGGAGCACCCCGCCGTCAGGCGCAGCCACATCGTAACGGCCATTTTCGCGACGCGGCCCGATCGTGGCAATCTGAGTGATTCGCCGGGGTCGTTCCGCATTTTCCCGGCGGCGTTGTTCCCTCCGGATTTCGGCGCGATCCATTAGCCTGCCTCAACCGAATAACCGTACTGGATCAGTCGCGGTGCTTCTCCACCCGCGATCGAGATTGCTGTCGTGAGCCTTCCCGCATTGAGCACCGTCCCAGTTGTATTACCGATCGTGGTGCTCCCCCCCTTGATTAGCGCGATCGCGTTGTAGGCCAATGCCGTCCCATCGCTGTGGGAGATTGTCGCCAGCTCGAAATTAAGTGTGGCGACGTTGCTGCTTACCGTGGGGTTTGGCAGCGAAATTGGCACGCTGTAACGGTTGGTGTAGGCGGGGTGCGAGATTTCGTAGCCAACCAAATCCGCCACAGGCCACAGGTAAGTGGGCGCGGCTGCGGCGAGCGCATAGTAGCTACTGCTGGTGATCTCGGGCACGGATAAAGCCGTACCCGAAATCGCGTTAGCTTTCGAGCTGGCCAACTTGAAAACGGTACCGGATACACGGATTGCCCAGTAGTCAGTTGATACCGCCAACGGACTCAGGCTCGGAGCGCCGAACGGGTTCGTATTAACAATTCGCAATCGATCGCCTGTTTGCCACGTCTGAGCAGCAGCTACCGTTACCTCTCCGTTGCTGCTGTTAAACGTCGCGGCTGATTGCCCCGTTGGCACGCTCAGGAGAGCAAAGCGCGTGTTGTCCGCCCTGAGCTTCTCGGCCCAGCCCGTGACCGCCAATTTCGCCTCTTCAATGCTGGTTGTGATCGTATTAGTCGCCATTAGCTCCCCCCACCGTTGTTGCCACTGTAGTAGCCTGTATAGTAATGCCCATGATTCGCCCAATCCCAATAGACGTCAGTTTCACCCGCGATCGGTAGTCCGGTTGGCTCCGGCGATCGGTGAGCTACCCATCGTTCATATCCATGGGTACTCCCGTTGGCATTGGGGTTGAGCATGGCCACATAGCAGATTTGCCCTTCAAAGTCCGGGTAGAGGCCAATTCCACGCGGGTGCATACCCGATAAGTTGTCCAACGCGGAGCCATCCACCGAATTCGTGGTGATTTTGATTTCCCCCGGTCCTGGCAGCCAGTCAAATGCGTTTGAACTATAGCGCCAAACCATGGCGCGGTAGATATCGAGATCGTAAACCCCGCCGTAGTAGCTGTCCGTGAGTCGCTGGTCGCCAAATCCCAGCCCGCTTAAGTCCTTGAACGACTGTTCACGGATCACCTGCACCCCATCGCCGTCGCTGCCTGCGCTAGCGGGCTTACTGTTGAGTAGCACTCCTGTGGTTGAGTAGTCGAGAGTCATTTCTTCAATTCCGGAGCCACCGCCTCCGCCTCCGCCTAATTGTGTATCGATCGTGCGTGACGCGATCGCGAATGCCCCGCGCATCACTACGGGTTCCTGGGCCACAATGTCGATCGAACGTGCCGTCAATCGCAATGCACTACGGGCGATCGATTGCTCGACAAACGAGAACCCGTAGGTGGCCGATTGCTGAATGTTGATCGGGATGTCGATCGTGGTCGTTGTGGTGCCGTCACCCAACTGGATGCGGGCGGTGCCAGTATAGCCACCCGCTGGGACGTTGGCGCGATCGACCGTTATCTTCCCGGCGTTGTCCACCGACACCCAGGCTGGAGTAGGACTGACTGTGCTGTAGATATACGGCATCACGGATTCCCCCCGCTGGCAGTCACGTAAAACGGCCCAATATCTTCGCCGGAGATGCCGACGATCGAGCCCACATTCGCTGTCAGTTGTAGCGTGAGTTCGCCATTGTCGTAAACCGGGATAAACGGAGCCGGAGCGACCGGGGCCGGAGCAACTGGAGCCGACCCAATCCGATTCGCCTGAAACTGCATCTGGGTACGGCCATCGTTTTGCACGATCGTGCAGGCGACGGCTTCATAGTGGGCGTCATGCAGGTGGCAGCGGAAATAGGGTGGACATCCCGCGATAATCCATTCCGGCGCGATTGGTAGCGTCACCCTCCAGGGGTCGGTTTCACGCGCCCATTTTGCGGCACAGTGGCAGGCAAGGGCATTGGCGTGGGCCTGTGAGGGGATAAACCCAAAATCCTCAATCCTGGGGAAACCAAGTACGGGTGCCCAGTTTTCGGGCAAGATTTCGCATTCGCCCCGCACTGGGACGGTTTCCATTTGCCAATCGGGGGCGGTTTGGCGGGGTTCTTTCTCAATCTTTTTCTCAAGGCAGCGCTTCGAGTTATTGTCTCCCGGTGTTTCCAAGTATGGCTGCGGCTCTGGCCTGGATGCGCTGGCGATGTCGATTTGCTCATCTGGCGAAGGGTAGAGTGTAAAGTTTGTTCCCGCCGCCTCGTTAATCAATCCCCACGGACGGAGGCGCACTTTCCGCCGCTCTGACTCGATTTCGATTTCATAAATCCTCAGGTTGTCGTTTGTCCCCAACGATTCAAAAATCGATCCGGCTGGCTTCTCCCTAATCGTCATCGTACCAACAACCTCATTCCCCTCCGACTGATCGATCGAGGGGATGTATGTAGGGATAGCCAAGGGATTCGGTACGCTCATGGACACATTCACCTGAGTCCAGAGGGACACCAAATTATCCTGTGGCAGGCTGTCCGCATACTGGTACAGGATGGTTTTGCGCTCAAGTGTCGTGAGAGCGCTGCTTGTTCCGCCGTTTGGGAAGACCTCAGCGAAAGTTGCGGTTGATGTTGTGCGAATAATTTTTGGACGCTTTTGGTCGTCGAGGTCATTCGGGTCGGGCGGTGCCCCATCGCCGCCGCAATCCTCATCCGGTGGGCGGGCCACCTGATAACTGCCAGTTACGATCGCTTTACTGGCCCAATCCCCTTTCCGTTCCTCCGCCTCAATCTCAAACTGCCCCCGCGCCCTGGTGAACAATATCGGATGGGTCATGGGATCGCCGCTAATCAGTGTGGCCCCTTCATCGTCACGGGCAATAATCCACTGCCAGCAAGTCGCGGCTAAGTCGGCAGCATCCGCGATCGGGTTGCGGGTGGCAATCACATCACTAATCCCGCCCCAAATGCCGCTCACTGTGGCACTGGCAGGCTGCACGCTGGAGCCGCTAAACGCCAAGTCCAGTAAGCGCTGCACGACCAAGGCCAGATTGTTTCCCGGCGATACTTCCCCCGGCACTCCAGTTGCCCCACCCACCGAGAATCCCGCATCGATCGCGGGTCTATCCTTATCCACGGCATCCAACAACTGATAAAACTCACCCTGGCCAATGCCGGGAGATGTGTTAGTTGCTGGGGTGTAGCTGTAACTCCGTATCCGCAACGGTATCCGGTGGGTTTCGCCTGTCTCTGCGCGGAATTCAATTGCCAACCGCCGATCGGGCCGCCAGCGATCGGGATGCACGTAGGGCGAAAAATCAGCTTCGGTCAGCCCACCCCGTAGGGCCTTGGTGTTGTAGGACAACTGGAACCCACCCTGCCAGGTGATGCGCTGCCCCAAATCCATGTCCGGCACCGCCAGCTCAAACCCGTCGAGATAGTCGGTGATTTCAAACTCGGAATCACCGACAAATAACCGGATCTGTTTGTAGCTGTAATCTAATCTCATGCGGGCTTGCTGCTAATTACACCAGGGCGGGCAACGGCCCCCGGTACGTACAAATCGGGCACAGTGGGCGGGACAGCATTCGAGTAATACCGGGTGTAGTCAATCCCTCCGTCCGGCGTCTCGATCGTGCGATAACCGCTCACACCATCCCGGCCCACATAGGTGCCAACCGTGGGCAATGTCGCCTTGGCCGATTGTGTTGCTTGCCGCGATCGACGGCGTTGTGCTCGACGGATTTCGGCCTGTTGCTCGTAGTAATTCAAATCACACCTCCTCGATCGCTCTAAATTGCAGCAGCCACCAACTGCCCAGCAGTGCCGGGGTTAGGTACTGCTGATCAACGTCCAGCCAGCACAGCGCGTTGTCCGTTTCACCCGCGAATCGATCGAGGATGGTCACTGGGGTCACTCCCTGCTGCGCCTGTAGTAGTTGGTTGAACAGCTCAAACTGAGGCCGCTTGACCAAAAACGAGCAATCCCATGCCTGCGTCAGATTAGCCTGGCCCCCAGTAATCCGAATCCCGTCCGACAAGCTCCGCCCATCCGACCTGGCCCAGCCTTCAATCGATCGGCGGTACGGTTCACCATCACGGGGGAACGCGGTCAGAACGAGCGTGTCGGCAATACTGGGATGCGTCAACTGCAAATGCCAGTCGGTCGCCGTCAGTTCCAGGGTGGGAGTTGTCCCACGAAAGGTCACAAACGCCATTACAACCCCCTCAGCAGGCTGCGCTGCAACTTCAGAAATTCGTCCCATTGCTTCGAATCGGGTGAACCAAACGTCACCGGGATTTGCGCCCCCGCCGATCGGCTTTCCACGATCGACCGTAGTGCTCGCAATTCGTCAACCACGGCACTACCCCTAGCACGTCCGGCCATGCGTGGCGCACCTGGGATGGTGACGTTCCCCATCGCCTGTGCCGTCTGCTGTGCGTTGAGGATGCGCCCCGATCGGGGGAAGGTGTAGAGACCACGATCGGGGATCAGGTAATCGCCCTGCGGCCCGCGATACATCTCCGGCCCCGCCTCAGATACCTCGTAAACCGTTCCTGGGCCAACCGGGCCACCCGTGCGACGGGGGACAGGCTGTGCCGAGGTAGTTTGACTTTGGGCGGCTTTGGTCCGTTCCGCCGCCGCCGCGATCCCTTCTGCTGATGCCCGCGCTAGTTCGAGCTGCTGCGCTTGCGCCCGTGCCGACTCCGCCGCCTCAAATTGCTTGAGCGCCGCTTCCTGCTGGGTGGCAAGGGTTTTGCGGGACAACTCTTCCAGTTCGGCTTGGCTATTTTTTTGCTCGATTGCCTCCGCTGTATTCTGCGCCGCTAGGTCGGCCTGCTGCCGTGCCAGGGCGACGCCGTCCTGGGCTTGCTGCTGGGATAGTCGCGCGGTGGTCTCCGCCGCTTTGAGCTGCGCCTGAGCCGCGACAATATCGGCCTGATTACCACCCTGCCGTGCTGCTGCCACTGCTGCCTGTGCCGCCGCAATTTCCTTTTCACTGGCAATCCGCTGCTCGTTGAGCGCTGACTGCGCATCCAAAACCGCCGCTTTGGCCTTGATTTCAGCAATTCGCGCTTCAACCACTGCCCGATTGTTCGCCAGCTCATTCCGTTTTGCCTCCAAGGTTAACGATGCTTGAGCCTGGGCCTGTTCTTGCAACAACGCCGCCCGCCGCTGTTCAGCCAGCTTGTTTTCCAGTTTTTGGCGCTGTTCAACGATGCCCACGATCGACGCTTGGGACTTAATCCCCAATGCCGCCAATTGCCGCTCAATCACAATCCGTTCTTGGGCCGACAGGTTTTGGCTGTCGAGCTGCTTGCGCAGTTCCGCCGCTCGGTTCAGGTTGTCAATCCCAATCTGGGTTTCAGTCTGAGCCAAGCCGTTGGTCGCTTGCTGGAGCGCTGCCTTGGCTTGCAGTAACTTCGTCTGCCGATCGAGAGCCTTGTTCGTCGCCTCCAGGGCCGCGCTCTCGCGCTGGGCCGCGATTTCGGCTTCGGCGGTCGCACTGCGGCGGGCCTGTGTAACCTGTGCAATTTGGCGCAGCTCGGCATCAAAGGCACGGTTCTTCGCATCAAGCTGTTTCTGGATGGCCGCTTGCGCCGCTGCCACAACCGCCTGTTGCGCCGATCGCTCCGCCTCCAGCAACTGGAGGGTCAACGCATTGGTCTTCTTGCGGGCTTCACGAGTGGCGTTCTCGGCCTCTTCTTTCGCCTTGGGGTTGGCGGCCTGGGCTTCAAGCGTCTGGAGCTGGGCTTGATACTGCTGGGCCGCAGCTAATTGGACTCGTAGCGACTCACGCTGGCTCTCAGTCTTGATTTTGTTTGCCTCAGCCTCGCTCACGACCCCCTGGTTCACCAACCGCTGAGTTTGGATCAGACGTTCCTGTGCTGCCAGCTCGATTTGGTCCAGGGCGACCTTATTGGCCCGCTCGATTTGGTCCAGGGCGGCTTTGCGGATGGCGACTTCACGCGCTGACGACGCTTCCACGATCGCGATGCGCTTATCGGCAATGCGTTGTTGAGCCTGGATAATTTGTTCGTCGCGGGCTTGGCTGGCGGGTTGTGTCTGCAATTTCGCCAGTAAATCCTGTTCTAACTGGAGTTCCTTCCGCAGCCGCGCCTCAGTCAGTTCAGTCTTTTTCGCCGCCGCTGCTTCCGCGCTGAGCACTCCCTGCTGTTCCAACTCGGCCAACTCGGCGAAGCGCTGCTTTTCCTCCAGCGTCATTTTCTGCTGGGCCTCACGATTATCCGCCGTGATTTGGTCCAGGGCGTTTTTCTGGATGGCGATTTGGTTGTTGGCCTGTTCCTGCTCCAATTGCTGGATGCGCGCCGAGGTGTCACGCCGCTGCTTCTCCAGCTTTTTCTGTTCCTCTGGCCCCTGCGCTGTAATCCGACTGAGGGCCTCAGCCTTGATGCGTTCCGCCTGCAACTCCGCTGCAATCCGGGCCTGAGCCGCCGCGAGTTTTCGCCCCTCGGCTTGCTCTACGTTAATGGCCCCTTGGGCGACCAACTTCGCCGTCTCAGTATTTTTGGCAATCTCCGCCCCTTTCGCGATCGACACGGTTTTGTCATAGGCGTCTTCCGCTACCTTGATTTGGGCATCGGCCACCCGCTTGGCACTGTTGATTTGTTCTGTCTGGATTTCGGCCTGGAGCGACTTCTGTTCAGCTTGCAACTCCTTCAGCCGGGTAGCACTTCCCCGCCCCGCCGCGATCGCGGCGGTCTCCGCCGCAATATTCGCCTGGACATCTTTTAACTGGAGATCGAGCTGCTCCTTTTTGAGCCGGGTAATCGCCGCAGCCGCCTCAACTGGGCCTTTCACCCCGGTCAACGCCGCCGCCTCCACCTGGTCGGTTTGAGCCTTCAGGTCGTCAAGTTGGAGCTTAAGCTGGTTCTTGCGGATTTTGCCAATTTCGGCCTGGGCTTGCTGCTGGATTTCGACTTCGAGCTTGGTGTTTTCCGCCAGTTTCGCCAGTGCTTCGACGGCCTGTTCGTCGGTGATTCGCCCCAATTCCTGCTGCTGCTGGAGAATGCTAATCCGTTCCTTCGCCGCCTTATTCGCCTCGTCGGTGGATTGGGCCTGAGCGATCGCCCGATCTGTGTTTTCAGCAGCTTTGGCTAACTGCTCATAACTTGTGCCCAGGTCTTCCAGTTCCTTCGCTTGGATACGGATACCACCAGCGGTTTTTTCTAACAGTTGCTTCTGCCGTTCAAGCAGGTTGATTTGCGCCCTAATCGCGTTGGATTGTGCTTCCGAAGCGGGTTTAGCCTGTCGCAATGCCGCAATTTGTTCGTCAATCTGCTGATTGGTTAATCGCGCGACACGGCCATATTTTTCGAGTTCCGCTTGTTGCTCAGCCGTTAACCTCCCGTTGGCTTTCTGGGCATCATTCAGTGCTTTTAACCGAGCGGCATAGCGTATCGATCGGTCGCTCAGTGCCTCAGTCCCAGCCGCCAGCGCGTCAATTTCGCGCTGGGCGTTTTTCAGGTCTTGCGTCCCCTTGACGATGAAGGTGACGCCAACGGCTCCCGCGATCGGCAATAACGCCGCCGCCAATGGTAACGCCGCTGCTGATGCTGTCGTCAACGCGGCGCTTAATCCCGGCAATGCGGCGGTGAGTGCCGGGATGCCGCCAGTCGCCAGGGCGGTGACGGCCCCACCGACCGACGTGCCGATCTTTGTGGCAAATGTCCCCATTGCCGCGATCGCGCCTGGGAGCGTAGTCGTCGAAAGTGCCTTGATTGCGCCAGAGAGGACAGGCACCCCGGCAATCACACCCGCCAATACCGAGCCAAGTTTGCCCAGCGCCGCAGTCGCCGCTAATGCCTGGACCACGACGCCGCCAAAATCACTATTCGCCAGCACTGCCAGTTGAGCAATGATGCCGGAGAGGATTTGCGCGATCGGGGATAGGACCACAATCAACCCTGCCGCCAAACTGACCAGTCCCTCAAAGGCGGAGAGCAGCGGGCCACCTGCATTTTTGGCAATAGCTTCAAGGTTCTGCCCGATCGGGAGCAACGCTGGCCCCACCGTTTCCGCGAACTCCGATAAGGCTGCCGACAATCCCTGCCCCAGGTTGGTGACCAGTTCGATAATCGCCTGCTCATTCGCCTGCAGGTAGCGGAAGATGGCATCCAGCGCCGCGATGATCGGTTCGAGGAACGGCTTCCCGGCATCACGTCCCAGTCGCTCAAAAATATCCTGAATGTTCGAGCCGATGCCCGAAATACTCCGAGCCGCGATCGCGTTCCCGGCGACGAAGGTTTCCAGGCGTTTGTTCAGCTCATCCACCAAGACGCCCTGACTCTGCCAGCGCTGAACCTGCTGGTTGGAGATATTGAGGTTTTTGGCCAGGATTGAGTTTTGGTCGATCTGGCCTTTGAGGATTGAGTTAATTTCTTGGCGGGCTTGGTCCAGTGGGACCCCGACCACCTTGAGGGACGCCGCCCAGCCCTTGGTTAGCGACGTTGCCGCCGCGATCGGGTCGGCAAATTGCTTCGACTGATTGTTCAGCGCCGCCGCATTGGTCAGGGTGATCTGGAAAAGTTCGTTGACTTCCTGGGACGTGACTCCAACCAAAGATTGCGTGTCCCGCTCAACCTGCTTCAGGGCCGCTTCCAGCGCTGGCAGTGTGGCCTTGATTTTGGCGGTGGGGTCGGTTACTTCCTGCCCACCCTGGAAAATCCGCGTTGCTGACGCCAGGTTTGTTTGGCTACTCAGGAGCTGGGCATTCAGCCGTTCATTACTGCCAATCAGGAAATCATAGGCAGGCTTGGCCGCTGCCAGTAGCGACTGCAATGCCGTGACGACGTTGTTGAACTTGAAGGCTAGCTCGGCAACACCGCCACCCAGCGCACTTACCTGCTTCTGCTGTTGGCTAAAATTTATTGCTTGGAGCTTTTTGGCTTGGTCTGCGGTTAGCCCAAACTTCGCGGCCAGCGATAGCAACTGCTGATCAGCGCTGACGCCAGCCTTTCGCATGGCTTGCAATGCGCCAGCAATTTCCAGTATTTCGTCCGGCGTTTTTTGTAAATTCTTGGACAGCCGCTTGGCCGCTTCCCCTGTGATTCCCAGGGCTTCCGACAGCCGCGCAATGCCTGGGGCTTCATCCGCAATTTTTTTACTGGCAGCCTGGACGGCAAGCAATTGTGCGACTGTCTGCTTGCCGCCGCTTGCACTGATGAGTAGCCCTAGCTTAATGTTTTCGGTCATTACCCCACTGCCTGTCGTCGCTGCTCTGCCTGTTTGCGCTTACGCTCTGCCCAATCGTCAAAACCTTCTTTCTGCTTCTGCTCGGGGGTCTTCTGTTGCTCCGCGTAGGCGTCGATGATTTCCAGCAGGGATTTAGCCGGCTGCGTTTTGGCAAGCTCGATCGCGTCCTGTATCCCAGTCACTTGGGCAATCCCGGCAATCAACTCCGCCAAAGTTCCTGGTTCAGCATCCACCGTCGATCGGGCCTTTTGCGGGGGCTGGTTAATCTCAATCAACAGGCCAGGGGCGAATAGCAATTGTGAGGCAATCTGCCAGTTACACCAATGCGGAGCGATGCCATTTAGGAGTAGGCACCGATCGACCCCATGGCGAAATTCCAAGTCACTACGGTAAAACTGCTCAACGTCTAAATCATCGGCGGCGGACCGGAGGCGTTGTTGCAGTTCCGCGATTCGCTCCTGGAATTCAAACAGGCCAACCAACGAGCAGCCAGGGAAGGTGTGAATCGTCCCATCCACACCTTCAAATTCATATCGCTGCAAGTCGATTTTCAACATGATTACGCCGCCGATCGAACCCAGGTGTAGGGTTCTTCCCAGCCGGAGACCGCCAGACACTTGAACTGGTTCTCCAGAGTCACCTTGTCGCCCGTAAAGGCGATCGACGGACGGGCCGATCGTTGAATCCGGGGAATCCAGATGATGCCACCATCACTCCCCGTGGAGGAATTGGTGTAGACTTCGCCAAAGAACTCCATCTCACCCAGCTTCGCCAGCGTACCTGGGCCACCGTAGCCTTCCGCGCTGGCGATCGCGACATCCAGGACGTACAGGATGGGTGCGCCAGCCAAGCTGGAGTGAAACACCATTTTGTTGTTCGTGGTATCAAACTGCACTTCGCTGGCGCTGGCGGGCGCGGTCGTTACCGTTGTCAGCGGTCCGGCTTCACCCCACGTCCCTTTCCGCTGCACACAGGCCAAGGCCTTGGCGGCGCTGGTTGCGGTAATTGCCGGGTCGGAAATCTCAGTGGTGCCCGTTGGGACGTTAGCCTGTTTTGCGGTCGGGACGGTGAAACTGGTCAGCGTCCGTTCGAGTTGCCCCAAGGCGAACCCGATCGTCGGCCAATTCGGAATTTCTGTGGAAAGCGTCAGCGTCGTTGTCACGGAGGATTCAAAAGCCTCCTCAACTTGGTGCTTGCCCGCCACGTAGCGCAGGGCTTCTTGTTCCTGGGACTCTTGCTCCAGGGTGAAGTTGAATGTGGGGTAGTCCAGCAACTTCTGATTTGTCGGGCCACCCGCAATATCGGTGGTCCGAATCCCGGTATTACCCAATCCAATTGCGATCGCCATAGTGTCCCTCGTAAATTACGTTAGTTGAAAAGATTGCGCCCCAGTCCCACTGATTCGATTCTTTGTACCGATCGACGAGCGAGACCTCACTCAACCAAAGCCCCGGAAGGCCAAAACTGTAGGCGTCATTGCCAGGGGGGCGAAAGCCCGTCAGTCGGCGGTGGACCGCCTCGATCCACTCGTAGGCTCCGGCGTGCGATCGCAGATCTTTGAGCAGTAGCCGAATCTCAAAGTTTGCCGTTCCTCGCTGGACGTAGGGCTGACGCTGCCCCTCCACTGGGGGGAACCGGAACCCCGCAAACCGCACATAAATCCCGGTCTGCATCTGGGCGCGGCCATACTCCAACGGACTGTCCGGCCATGCCACGACCCTGAGGATTTCAGGCCGTTCGGGAGCCGTCGCAATTCGATCGACGATCGATTGTTCAGCCTCCTGTAGCAGCATCCTTGGCCCCAGCCTTCGCTTTCACCGTTTGTTCTACAGACTTGATCACCCCCTGCCCGATTAACCGCTTCTCCAGGTCGTCTTTGCGGCCATCAATATCAATCTCTCCCCCTGGCTGATAATCCCGCCCCTCATGGTGCAAGTGCTTCAAAACCGTGTACTTCATGACTCAAAAGTCCCTCAACGTATCGTTTGTGTACAAACGTTCTGACTGCGTGGACCAGACCTCACCCCCCGTCTCCGGCGACACCGCGTCGCCCGCCGCGCTTACCCCTAGGCGGATTGTCCCCTTCGCCACCAGCTCCAGCCATTTGCGCCAGTCCTCATACCGCGCCCGCACATCCTCCCGTTCCCGCACTCGATCGAGGCGGTGACGAGCAATGTCGAGATTGCAGCCGATGCAGGGTTGAGGGATGCTACTCAGTGGCAGACTGTACCGCCAAAAATAGCTATCCATCTCCGCCGCCCCATCGTCCAAGGCCCGTTGCAAAATCTCGTCGCGACGCACCACCACTTCAACGTCATCGAGGTTGGACAGTTCAACTGCCTCAACCTCGCCAAACGCTTCGACAAATTGGGCGATCGTCGCGTAGGCCATTTAGACCACCTCTAGGTAGCCAGCTTCAACGGCTTCGTCGATCGCTGACTGGGGGATCGTGTAAGTGCCATCCTTGACCGGGTAAGCGAACTCAGCCCGATCGTAGATTTGCCCTTCACGAAACAGCTTCCCGTGCCTCCAGTTGGTGGTGGGACGGTATTTCGCAGCGCTAGAAGAAGTTTTGGACGGAGCTTCGGTCGTTGGTTCGGTTTTCGTTGTTGCTGCCATAGCTTTACATCACGTTATCGATCGACAGTGTGGAAGCAGGCGTGGTCACGTTTTGGAAAAAGTAACCGCAGAATTTTGCGGAGACGATTTCCAGCATGTGTTCCAGTACCCGGATTTTTTCGCCGCCGCGAGCACCCATGTCGGGGTCAGGGATACGACCCGATCGACGCTGGCCGTAACGCGCCGACATGCCAAACGTGTACAGGTTCGACCCGGTCGTCGTGCGGACATTGGGGTTGACGTGCAACAGCGCCGCGTGGGGTCCCCAAAGACGATTGACGTTCGCCGTCGCACGCTCCAGGTCTTGTTTTTCGCTAGCCGATCGCCAGGAGTCGCCCACGCAGATTTCGCGGATCTCCAGCAATTCCTGAACCTGCTGAAGACTAGCGACCCCTTCGCGCGCGCCAGTCCCCTTCACACCCTCCACCACCTGTGGGTGGCGTGATAATGCCGTCCACGACTCGCGGCTCAACACCAACTTATTGGGCCGAATCAACATCTTGTTGCAGGCCGCCATCAGTTGATCAACGGGTCGGGACGTCGTGTCCGACCATTGGCTTGTGCCCGACAAGGTTTCGCGCTGATTGGTCAGGTATGTGGCGTTGTTAAACACCAGGTTCGCGACGCGGATTTCGCGGCGCAATTGGTGTAACTCAGTCACGCCCTGAACCACATAATCCTCAGGGTTGAAGTTCGAGTTTTGGCCGCGTCGCTGCTGCTCTGCACGCTCAACGTCCCAGTTTGGCAGCGGCGCATCATAGGCGTAGTCCTTGGTGCGGAACTCACGCTGCTTCGCCTCGAAGTCCAGCATCGGTGGCCGCTCAAGTCGCCCCACTTCATTCTCCGGCGCGACCAACAGACTCTCAACCGGGTAATAGTCTGCCGAAAAAAGTTCGCTCCCCACGGGTACGATCGGCAGCACCTTGTCGGCGATGTAGTTTGACTCGGGGTTTTTGTACCCCTCAGAAATGCCCGACCATACGGGATTCTCGACAAATTTGACCATAGGACATTACACCTTGTAGGGCATGACTAACACATCAACCACTTCGCCAGCCGCAGCAGCGTTGATTGTTCGGCAGATGGCGACGTCCGTCGCCGCAGCAGCGACCCCTGCGCCGTTAGCATCCGGCTTCAGCCATACTCCAGCGGATACCGCAGCCGCACCAACGCGGGCCTTATGCGGCCCCATCGCGACGTAATCGGCGCGATCGTCGGTAGCCGCCGCTGCCCGATCACTGGAAATCCCGATCGGGGCGTCCCCTGCACCCGCTCGTTTGATTTCGCCGGCATTAGTGCCATGGGCCACGATGCGATACGGCTCGATCGTGGTGGTGGGGTTGCCCCCCAAAATCACTTGTCGGTTGTCGTACATTTACGCCTCCTCTTTCATGCCGAGTTCCTTCGCGGCCATCCGCACGGCCTCAGGCCATGCCATACCGTCATTCTCTTTCTGGATTTTCTTGGCCATCTTCATCAGGTCGCCATCGCCCTTGGACGCAGGGGTCGCATCCGGCTTGGCAACTTCCGCGAACACCACATCCTTCGGAAAGGCGGAAAGGATGTCTTTGACGAGCTGATGGGGCGATGCACTTTCACCTTCAGCAAACTCAACCGAATCGGATTCCGGCACTGTGGTCAAAAGCGCGATCGCTTTATCCCGTACACCCGCGACATACCCTCGGCCTTCCTGGATTAGCGAATCACAGAAATTCGCGGCCTCCTTCGCGACCAGGGCTGCTTCGCGATCGGCAAGGGCTTGCTCCCGTGCCTCCAAAGTTGGGTCACTCATAGGCTGTTCTTCGCTGTAGATAGGGGTTACGACGGGTTCCGTCTCGTCAAAGGCTTTGGCCATTAATCTGGCAGCAGCACGCTTGACTGCATCGATCGACCAGGAGCTAAGTACCCGATCGGCGGTTTCCAGGTCTTTCTCGTCAATCAGCCAATCCCGAAACCCCTGGAGCAAATCGCCCATTGCCGTGGCGAGGTCAGCTATCTCGAATTCCATTTCGCAGAAAAAGACGCCTTCCTCTGACTCGGAGAACTCGATCGGGGCCATGCCTTTGACGGCGGGGGGCATTGCACCAAGAAATCCGACATGCCGCAGATAGGGCGTGTCGGATTCCGGGATGGGATGATGGGGAGAACCTGGGAGATAAAAACTGGCGCTGACTTTCTTGAATCGCCCCAGCTCAACCGACTCGGCGAACTGCGGGTCAACCTGCTTCGGCTCCGCAAACAATCGTGCCCCTTCGACGCTGAGGGCAGCGGCCCAGCCATAGGCCGGGTCGTCATGCTTGGGGTGACCCAAAACAAAGGGCGCTTCGTGCAATGCGGGATCGTAAATCGCCGCGACTTTGGTCAAGGTGGCTTCATTGAAATCCACCTCGATCCCGTTCGCGTCGGTACGTTTCCCGGCTGTAAAGATTTGCAGTGGCATGGTGCGTCGATACTGCGTTACCCTGCCATCTTCAGCGCACAATTAAACCGAGTCCAGCCCGGATAGGTTCAGGCAAGGTAGCCCCGCAATATCTCGGTAATTTCGGCGCGATCGGCGTCACTCACACCCAGGTATGGTCGCGCCGGGATATTCGCTTCAGCTCGGCCTAATTGGTGGGTCGCGGCGTAAATCTTGTTGCTGCCAATCACCACGGCATTCGGTAACGCTTCGTAGGTGATGGTATCGCGCAGTTGCCCGGTCAGTGTGAGGATGCCCGCCAGTGCGCTCTTCTGCCGCCGCTTGCGTTTGGCATAGCTGGGTTGAAGCGGTGTCCACCTTGTCCCATCCGGGGCTTCCTGCCGATCGAACCGCCCCCGCGTCGCCAGGAGCATGTATTCGCCGATGTCCGCCATAGCCGGACGTAGATCCCCGAGTCTGCGGCTGATGTCATCGATCGTGCGCCGCAGCTCAGTGTCGTCATAGTCGAGGGCAAGGAATTGAGCCATTCGGCGTGCTAGGGGGAGTTGATTTAACTCGTAAATTTACGGGTTGTCGGAGGCTGGCTTTGCCCGTGGCGTCAAACGGGGTTCCGGCATCTTCGCCACGATTTTGCGAATGTCTTCGATCGTGGAACCGTCGGTCGCCATCACTGGCATTTGCCCCAGGGCATCGGCAGCGGCATCCATTTTCGCTTTCTCTTCTGGTGTTAGAGCCATTTTTCGATGAGTTGTTGAGCTGAATCAGGGCTAAGCATCATGCGATTGTCGTCTTGCAGCTCAAACCCGAGGCTTTGATAGAAGTCAATAACTTCAGGGCTGGGGCTGAGCCGGATGCGTCCCTCATATCCTAACTCAGCGCTCTCCCGCGCCAACTCCGCAATTAAGCGGGTTCCCGATCGGGGAACCTTCTTCCCTGCATCAGGTGTACCACGCAGATTCCACGGTGCGCTGGTGATGTGATTAATAATCAATGCGTCGGCATCGGTCGTGACAAATGCCAATGCCTGCAAATCCCCCAGGCCATCGGTCAACCCACGGAACAAGTCCGGGAACTCCATGCTGATTTCCTGGATGACGCCGTAAAGGCCATCGGCCCGCGCCAAGTCCTCGCCAACAGCGTCAATTTGCGGTAGCAGATCGCGGATTGCTTGGAGCTGCGCCTGTTCGGCGATGCCAAAGGATTTTGACAGTTGCAGTGAGGCGAACCGTGCTTCCTGCTCGGCTTGCACCCCGATCGATGGATTGACTCGCTTAATCACATCCACCCACACCTGGCGACGACGCTCCGGTGTACTGCGACGATGGCCACCACCCCAGCCAGGGTCAGGCGCGACCGGAATCCCCTTTAATGTGGAACCAATCTCTGGGCCTTTGGCGACGCTGAGACCCAGCCTGTCTACATCCCGCTGATTCAGAGCAAATACCTGGCAGCGACAGCCAAATCCTACTGGTGGATTCCCCATGGTTTCCCAAAACGGGTCATCCACGGCAAACACCTGCTGGTCTAAGGCCAAGTGCAGTGGCCGTGGCTCACGGCTACTGCCATGTCGCCATTGCAGATAGGGCCGGGTGGTTTTGGTGCGCTGAATCTGTTCCCATCGGCCAGCGGCGTAGGCGGTGCGGATGTTGGTGTCGTAGATGGCGTAGGTCCGCCAGTCCCGATCTCCCGCATAATTCCAGCCACGCACCTGGACAATCCGGTCAAAGTCTTCGCGGAATGTTTGCAATGTGGTGCCCTGAGAAATCGCCTTGTCCACGGCATCCCGAATATCTTGCAGCAGCGCCGCTTTCGCCCCAGCCACCGCAAACACCGCATCATGTTCAATCCCCTGGACATCCCGCCACGAATCAACGTCGATATTACGCTTGTCGCGAAAATACTCGATCGCGCCTTCAAACGGCAGTTGTGACCAGGGGAAATCAGCCATCAAATTAACCTCAGCTTCTGTTTGCCGCAATCTTCCGCAGACGCATTGGCCTCCGAGATCGAGCGCTGCAAGTTGCCATCAATATAGTTCAACTCGCACTCTCCTGTGACCCAGCGATACTGGCAGCGGTCATTGCATCGGACATAATCCGCCTGAGCCGCTGCCCATCCAGGTCGGGGTATAGGTCTAGCAGCCGTTCCGAGAAGGATGCTAGGTCGCCGGATTCGTCCAGTAGCGCTTTCACTTTGCCGACCCACTCATCAATCAATGGTCCCGCTTGGGTGCGGAGTTGCTCACGGTATTGGTCGGCTGTGTCGGCTTCGTCACCTTCGGCAAAATCCGCCGCGCCCCCCTCGATGTCATCAGGATTAAGCAGGCGAACCTTGATTCTGTTTTCGGTGATTAGCGCTGCTACCTGCTTTTTCCCATCCAGCCCGATCGCGACAGTGCTGTCGTCATCCTGGAGCTGGGCCGACAAAATCTGCTCAACCTCATCCCGGTATGTCCCATTGATGATATTGAGCAGAGTCGGGTATTCGGTAGACTCGATCGTGGTAGGCATTTATTTCTCCGCTTCAAATTTCCCCTTATACAGATCAACGATCGATTGCAGTTGATCGGCGTCATTCAGGATTGCGACTAAATCCGGCGCATTGCCACGCTTGTAAGTAATCCCCGACGTTAAGCAATCCATCAAAAACCGTTGGAATTGATTGGTTGGCAGTTTGTCTGCCAATGCTTCTTCGATCACGCCTTGCACAAACTTGTTATCCACACATTAGCCTCCCGATGCTGAATTGGTGAAGTCTGCCCCCGACGTGGTGACGGTGCCAGAAATCACATTGTAATCCCGCACGATCGGCATCAAGTTGCTATATTCATTGTTTTTGTAGATGCGGTTTTCAATCACATCGATCAGCCCACGAGCAAACTCCTCCGATCGTACGTACTGCCGTTCCGCCTCCGTCGCATTCCGAGAAAGGACCTTGGCGAGACGTAGGCCATTCTGGATTGAGGCTTCTTTGGTATCGCCTCGGCTCAAATGCTCAACCGCGTTGACAAGTGCCTCTTCCGCCAATAGTGAGGGCTTGCCATTGGCATCCTTCAGATCACCGAATGCGCGATTGATTTGCTGGGAATTCATCCCGGCAAGGCGGTGAGTCGCTGGGTGGGCAATGTCGTGGGCTTTCGTCGCATCGGCGGAGAATCCATTCACGCCCTCCCCCGTAAAGCCCATCGATTTCGCCCAATCCTGAGCCTCGGCTTGTAGTGCTTTTTCTAATTTTTTGCGGCTTTGTTTTGTGGGAGATCGGCTTAAATCTTTGTCTTCCGCCGCCCATAGTTTTTTGGTGGCTTCCCGATGAGCTTTCAGCGGCTCTTCAATCAGCGCCAACATTTTATTTTTATTGCCCTTGTAAACAATACTGGCAATACTCACATCAACAGACATTGATTCAACGTCGCGGAACGCTTCCCTGTGCCGATTCCACCTATCTTGGGCCGCAGCGATCTCTGTCTTGTCAGCAGCAGTAATAGGTTTCAGATCTTCGCCATCCCAACGCAGTGCCACGTACGTCCCAGCATCGTCTATTGGTTCAGCCCCCAGCGATCTAAATTTCGCCGCCATTTTAGGATCGAATCCTTTATGGACCGCGACAAGTGTTTCGCCTTTGCCCGTCCTCGCCTGAGGATCCGAATCAATTATTGCCCCGATCGCTCCACTTAATTCTTCTGCTGGAATGTCGTCCAACAGAGAGACACTCGTGCTCCACAGCACTCGCCGACCTGCCATCTCACGCAACGCATTTGGGCCAAACGGGATCGCGACATCCTGGGCACTTACCTCTGACCTGCCCGTTGCGGGGATTTTATAAGAGCGTTCTACGTTTTTTGAGGGGGCAATAAATTGATTTGGCGACAGGGGAGATTGCTCCGGGTTGGACTCTCCCCCCTGTTGTTGCTTCCGGATTCCGTCAATCTCCGCCTGAGCCGACGTATCTCCAGCCTTGACCTTTTTGACCAACGCCTTGTATTGAGCCTGCTGCTCCGGCGACAGCGTCTTAACACACACCTTCGCCTTACTGATACAACTGCTGCCACAGCTCAGCCCCGTGGTGCATTTCTTCCCGCCACCACTGGCAAAATCCACCGCTCCAGGCTGCAATAAGGCCAAGAATCGCCGCCCGATCGCGGCCTCCATTGCCGCATTCGACTGAGTTTCTGCAAACGTCAGCATATCCACCTCAACTGATTGGTCTAAAACTTGCAGCACAGCAAATAACCGTTGCGACTCCGCAAATTGAACATCCTTGCTGTATTGCTCCAGCTCATCCCGATCGACGGCCCGAATCCCGCCAAAGAACTCCGCTGGCATCTCCCTTTGGTAGGCCGCTTCAGCATCCTCGATCGAGCCATAGCCCAGCATGAACTTATGCTCATCAAAGTCGCCATCATCCGCCAGTTGCGTCACCTCAAAAATCAACTGACTGGGTTCAGCCTCACCAAAGAACGCGGGGGCTAAGTAACAGTCCAGGGCCTCACCATCCGCCCCTTTGTAATTGCGGATATGGCCATAGCCAGATCGCAGCTTCTTACTGTTCTTGCGACCAGGGAATCGCACCTGCCCAGGCAGATATTCCACCCCCAGCTTCAGGCCATTCCAATCAATCACCCGATCGATGATTGCGCCAAACTCAACTGAATCACTGAACAAAGCCGCCGCTTGGTCAAGGCTAGCGACTGGCTCGATCGGGGCCGCCCCCTCCAACTGCGCATCCTCTGGCACCATTGCCTCAGCATCAACCCGGCTAATGCCAAATACAGTAACCAGGGTTGAAATGGCATTCTCCCGCGTCAAAGCCATCTGGCTCAATTGTTGGAGGAAGTTGACCAATGCTTCCGTACCACCGACACCCAGGACACTGACCAGCGGTGGCTTCTCACCGGATTCTTCCTTAATTTGCGCCGGGTCATAATAGCCGTCGCCGTAGATTTCTTCCACCTTCTCCGGCGTAAGCCTGAAACCCAAATCAGAGAGCGTCTTATCCCGATCGGCGCGTTCATTCAAGTTCTCCGCGTCATCCAACACACGGCTGATACTGGGGTAAGCCGCACCGGGGAAGTTCCAATCCACCAGCCACTTCACCCAGGTTGCATTCGCCGACGCATCAATCAAATCAGCGTCCGACTTGATGACTTCCAGCTTCACCCCACTGTGAACTTCGGCCTGGGAACGCGAGCTACCGTTGTCCGTGGTCATCGTCTGGGACAAGACAATCTTGGCGATCGCGGCATCCATCCGATCGCACAGGCCTCCATAGTCCGCCTGGCCCGATCGGGCAGCTTCAATCAGGTCGATTTCCACTCCCTCCGGCACCATCACCGCCGCATCTTCCCCAAAAGCCTGGAGCGCCGACTTCAACGCCTGCCGCTCCTTGTCCCCCGCCTCCGGCCCATAGGCTCCCTTGACCGTCGGCTGAGCAAACCGCTCCAAGAATTTCAACCAGGACTTAATGCCGTTCTTCTTGAAGTACACAGGCCAGTACAGCCAGTGCGCTAAACCCAGACCATAGGGTTCATCGTCGTTGTCCGCACCCGTGGAATAATGCCAAAACTTCCGATCTGGCAGCGCTTCGCCATCGGTATAGGCTTGCCAGGTCAGCAGCCGGGGTTTCATCTCCCAGTCAAACTTAAAGCGCCGCTGCTTCCGCACTTTGATTGTGTCGAGGTGGATTTGATTGTCGCGCACCACCCAGATGCACTCACCGATGCCATAGCCGTAGTAGACCCCGAACAGCATTTTGTCGGCGATATTGTCCCACCGGATTTCTTCTAGGGTTTTGCGGATAAAGTCGGCAGCGTCCTTATCGAGCTTCTTCTCGCCCCCGGCTTTAACCTCCCACTCACGACTGATGACCGCACTGCGCCGCTGCTGAAACGTCGCCTTAACTTGGTCATCCCGCAGTAAATCTTCGTAAACCTCGTAGTCGTACCACCAGCGCCGCAAGACCTTGTCCTGTGGGTCAAGCAGCTTGCCCAGGTACGATCGGGTAATGTCCCGACCGTAACCGACGATCGAGGCAATTTCGCGGGTGGTTGGCTTTGGTGGAGCGGTAGTGTCAGGCATGACCATCAGTGTCGGTGCCTGACTTGGGCGAGTCTAGCCCAGATGAGTTCAGCTACGGGGTACCGGTGGGCTGTTTCTGACGTTGAGCCGTCGCCCATGCGCCACCGCCCAAGCCAACCGCCACCTCAAAAATTCCCACTGTTTTCAGTATCACGTCTTCCTTCAGCCCGATCGTGTACCCACCCGTCGCCAACATGGCTGCGGCCATGCCCGCCAGCACGCGCTTGACCCGCTTATCGGTTTCCCCGATCGCGCAGTCTTGGCTTTGATTTTCGGCGCGTAGGGCTTCGACCTGGTGTTTGAGGTCGGAAATCGCCCCCAAAACCTGACCGTCGAACGTTGATTCGTGGGCGGCTTGACGATTGACCAGGGCCGCAACCTCGTTTTTTAGGTCGATTAATCCCTCTCTCAGCCCCCGCACTTGCTCATGCAGGTCTTGCACAGGGTACTCAGCCGTATCCCGATCGATGTAAACCTCGTCGTTCATAGCAAGTTTGACAACGTATTCAGGCGACTTGAATAACTCGACTTCGACTCCGGGCGACAAAATCAGTTCTTTCACACGACCATGTTTTGACCAAAGCCCGTACTCCGATCGCTTGCCATTGCCATCGCGCAATACCCACTGATCGCCATCCGGCTCGATCGTGCATTGCACTCGCGACAGGTGGTGTACATTGCGCAGTTGATAATCACAATCTTTGGATCGCCCGATCGTAATTGGTCGATCGGGTAAATCAATCACCCGTGATCGGATCACCCGGCCATTCTTGTCCGTTTCTGTGAGCTGTAGCATTTGCTGTTCCTATGCGTATCTGCTGTATCTGCTGTATCTGCTGTTTATGCGGTAGATGCACTGGCGTATACATCCGCCAACTTTTTGTCGTACTGATTGAGCGCAAAACCGGGGCCGTTGTAGATCTCGGCAAACCCGGCCCAATCCTTAGCCTGCAATGCCCGCACTAACCGCCGATCGCGCTTAATAAACCGTGCCATGGCCAGCAATTGTTCGCCCTCCGATCTCCCCATCGAATCGGCGAAGTCGGCCACTGATTTGTAGCCAAGATCGCGCCAGTGGAAGCCCATGATTTGTCCCAGGCCCCATGAGGCGGACTGGTAGGCGGCGTCGCGATCCAATGCGGCTGCGGCCTCCAATCTATCCCACTCGCGTTCTCCGCCATAGTAGAGATCGCGATTCCAGCGAGCGCTACTGATCTGTGGATGGGAACGATCGTATTTGCCCTGGGTAAAATCGCTAAACCAGTGAGCCTCGAATAGGATTTTGCAGCGGCCCGACGGGAAGAACCCGGAGCCAGCGGCCTCAACCTCCATCACTGCCCACATCACGCGCGGTTCTATGCCAATCTCTGCGGCGGCTCGATCGATATCAGCAGCGGTGATTGTACGGTTTGGGTTGATCACCTTTACATGCTGCTCAAACACGTACCAGGTGTTTTGCCCAGCGATCAATTTATCGTCCGGCAGTGTGATCAGGATGTGGCCATTTTGGTTGGGCGCTTTGGTGATCACGCACTCGATTTCTGTGCCGGCGGCGATCGCTGATACCTGATTCGGCGGCAAATCCTTTGATTGGTAGCGCCAATCGGTTTTCAGGGCCGTGTTGACTGTTGCGGTTACTGTGCTGAGGTTTGATTGCTTTGGCGTTGATTGCGGCGCGGTGGCGACAGTCTGCGGTGTTTGTCCAGGGCGGGAAACGATGTGCAGCCACAAATTGCCATCGGGTAAACAGGTGCTCTCAATCAAGCCATAACTGTAATGCAGATATTTCCCTCGATCGGGCTTGACAGAATCATTGCGGGCATACCCCCAACTGTGCCATTCACCATAGGGGTCATGCACAATCACCCCGGTGTCGTCGTAACCCACCGCCGCAACGATATGGCCAAAGGTGGTGAAATACCCATGGATGATGCAGGGATAGCCGTTTTTGATCGCCTGCCTCAAATCATCCAGTGAGGCATTTGAGGAGTAGTAATCCTTGCAGCCATAGACCTCAATAATCCGTTTCAGATCACGCGGATCGTGGCGGCTCCAGTCGCGCCGCTGCATCTCAACATACAGCTCATCCTCTAACTGCCCCGCCCCCTTCGCTGCCACCCCCCAATAGTCCAAGCACATCGCCGCCGATGTCACATTGCAACTGCCGGATGGGTTATTGGCATTGTCCATCTGCGATCGGTAGCGCACATCGAGCCGATAACCACCATTGATCGCCGTGGGAGCCGATACCGCCGTGTTCAACGCCGTGGAACGCGCGATCGATTGAGCCTTGGCCGCAATCTCCGCCACCCCAGTCCAGTGGGGTGCATAAATGAAGCAGGTTTGGTGTTGCTTGCCGCCAATGGTTAGTGGCCCCGCCATCTTGATTTCCCAGTGCTGGGCGTCGGCGGGCCGCGCATTGATCACGCCCAACTTATCCCCCTTCGCCCGATCTCGCCATTCATTCGCGCCCAACTGCGACGAATCGATCGGGCGTAGCTTTAACCGCGTGTTGTGGGTTGGATTAATCCAGGGCATCACCACGCCTCCGAGCTTTCAACTTCATCCGCCACCATCGATCTCTGCACATACTCCGCCGGGGTGATATTGGTGCCCTCGATATACTCCGGCGCACTCACCGCCTGGGGTAAAACAATACGATCGACATCACCACGACGACCATAATCACCAACAACAGCGGGCTTACTATCTCGGTATTCCTGCCGGATTTGTTGCAGGTTTTCATGGGCTGCTGTGACCTCCCTTGACGCCGCCGCCTGTGATTCCGATACCCGCCGTGCAAATAACTCCTGTTCCAGCCGCCCGATCGCTTCCCATTCATCACAAAACCGCTGCCACCGTTGCTCAATTGGCAGATCGTCTTCGGTGAGCAACTCTCTGAGCGCATCCTCGATCGCCGCCGATAGCACCGCATAATCCCGCCAGCGGGCACTGTTACCCTCAACCCGATCGAATGCCGTGGAGATCCCGGCCCCGGCCTGAAGCATGGCCAGCACAATCAATCCCCATTGCCAAAACCCTTGCAGCACAGAGCCGATGGCTGTTGAGATCACCCCACCCAAAAACATATAGATGATGCTGGATTTCGATCTGGCTTGAAATAAACCACCCGCAAACTGACTGCGGCGGCGATAGTCCAGCAATCTTGGCAACACCACCTTTTCGATCCACCATTGCTGCGCACTATTCAGCCCTGTCGCTGGCAACTGATCGCGAATTTCTCCAATGAACTGCGCATCCCGTTTCCGTCGTCGCTGCCACATCGCCAGCAATGCCCGCACACAGATCACCAAGGCCAGCGCAATCATCAGTAGGATGGCCAGGGCGATCGATAGATTAAATATGGCTTGCGGCATGACGGTTAAAACAAATCCAGCGCCTTATTTCAGGATCTCCAGTATCGACAGCCCTAGCCGCCTTCACTAGCCCAGCTTGATTCACCCTCAATATCCAGCGAAAGAAGTCCGCTCGATCGTCGCTTCTTCATCCCATTTGGGGCGCGGGATCGAATCATATTCAATCTCAACCCCGCCTTGATTTGCCGCGTTCAGCGCCAGGAACAAAGCCCAGGCCCGATCGGCGTGCCCATCAGCATCCCGCTGCGCATCAAACCGCACACTGCCACCCAGCGTCACGGTTTTCTTTAATTTGTAGAGGTCATCTCGCACCTCGGAGCGATCGGGGATTCGGACAGTCCGCGACTCAAACGCCTGCTTCCCGATCGTGGCTAGCCCCTGCTTGTTCTGGGCCGTGAACAATAGCCCCTCGACTCGATTGCGGCCAAACCACCGTTGGTAATCCTCGACAGGCTTTTCGCCCATGCCGGTCTGGTCCATGCACAGCCGCTGCACGCGATAGGTTTCCATTAGTCGCCGCATCGCCGCATCTTGCTCGGCAAAGCTGGCGCGGGCCAGCTCTACAATCTCCCGCGTCCACAGCACATCCCCGACTTTTTCCAGTACCCAGGCCACCCACAAATCGCGTCGACGGGCGATGTCATTGCCGATGAAGCAAAGGCGATTATTGCGCCGATCGTACAGGCGAGGATCACCAGCGGCCTCATGCTCACAGCTTTCAATCAGTTCAAATGGCAACCACGCCGAGGCTTCATCCAGCCATTGCAGTTCAAATTCCTGCGCCCAGCCATCCGGATCAGCCATAGCCTTGCGCTCTTGCTCAATGTCCAGCGGCAATCCCTGCCGTACCGCTTCGTAGACATCAACAATATGCTTTGACCACAGCCCCGAGTCGTCGTTGATGATTTGGTAAAACTTGCGGGTGCGGCCACCCTTCGGCGTGCTGGCCACAATCACCCGGAACCGACCCCGCAACACTGGCAGCAGCGATCGCCAAATCTCCACATCATGCTCATGGATGCAGAATTCGTCGAGGAAAACGTTTGCCGTGTAGCCCCGTGCCGTATCCGGGTTGGCAGGCAGGGCGATAATCCGGCTGCCATTCGGGAAACGGATCTCCAACTGCGTGAACCGCCGCAACCCATCCTCGCTCACAAACTCCGACTGCTGCACTGCCGCCGCCCCCATCAGGTAAGCATTACAATGCCGCTTCGCTTCCTCGATCGCTTCCTTGGCTTGCCGTTCCCCTCGGCTCAGAATCACCCAGGTGGTGCGCTTACCTGCGGCCTCCACCGCAAAGCAATCATCAACAATTTCGAGCGTCACCGTGAACGTTTTGCGTGCCCCACGACTCCACATCACACTTTTGAATCGGGAGCGATCGCGGAAGCACGCCTGCTGATAGGGCAATAGCTCAATTGCTGGCATCAGCTTCTACTACATCAAAAATCCCGTAAATCCGCTCACGCACTAAGCGCAAGGTTTCTTCGCTGATGTCCGGCCCCGCCTGCACTTGGCTAATCAATTCGGCCCGCTTCTGCTCAATCTCAAACCGTTGCTTCTCCCGTTGCAGCTCGATCGAGAGTAATCGACACAATGCCGTAATCACCCGATCGGGGGCCTCCGCCGACAAATCCGACCACTCCGCCATGGACAACGCCTTTACCGCCGCCGCCACTTTCCCCTTCGCTATTTCAATCAGGTCTTCTCCGGTGTCCGTGAACCCCACCACGTAGGCCATTTTTTTGGTCGCAAACGCCTCATCATCATCCGAAGCAATGTTGAGCAGCTCTTTACGCAAGGTCGGCTTCTGCTCGATCGACCGCACCCACCGATTAATCGGCTGATAGCCCACATCGTAGCCCCGATCGTTAACCCACTTCGTTATTTCCTTGGCCGTTAACCCCTGCTGGACCAACTCGGCCATTTCGACCTGTACCGCCGCAGGCACCTTGCCCATCGCAGGGGGCTTACCTCTCCCTCTAGCCATTATTGATAACCCTTCACGCTAAGAACGATCTCCCTTAACTGGCATCGTCCAATGCCAAGAAAGCCAGCTAATTAGGCCAATTATACAAAAACCAATAATTATTAATAATCAGCACCGATCTGCCTCCATGCGAGCACGATGACGTTCACGCGCCTTGTATATCGATCGCTCCGATATGCCGTAAATCTCTTTCATCTCACGGGGTGACAGCCCCCGCTCCCAGTCCCGATAAATTTGCTCATCCCGATCGACCGTGTGATTTACGGGCGGCACCCGAAAGCGACAACCGCCGTAGTAATAACTCAGCCGCTTCGCCACCTCAAGCCCCAAGCCCGCCAACTTGTGCGAGGTTGTAATCGTCCCAGGCACCCAAATTCGCTGGCCCGGATATTTTTGCTTCAAGGATTCCGCAACTTCAGGACCGAGCAAATCGCCAATTTCATCGATCGTATTCATCTGGGCAATTGTTTGAGGTAAGACTGTTTGTACTCTAACAATAAACGAAAAATACTACCGCTTGGCTTGACTGGACTGCGTGGAAACACGGACGACTGGCTACGAAAAAACCGCCCATGTAGGCGGCAAACAACTTGACGGCGTAGCTATTTTCACGCGGCTTGGGGCTGAACCAGCGTTTTGAATCCTTTGCCTGCGGAGAAAGCAGGTACGGTCGTTGCCGGGATTTTGATTGCCTCCCCGGTGCTAGGATTGCGCCCCTCCCGCGCCTGCCGATCGCGGGCCTCAAACGTACCGAAGCCGACCAAAGTCACCTTGTCTTGACTGGCCACTGTTTCCATGATGACGTCGATCGTGGCCGTGATCACCGCCTCCGTATCCTTTTTGGTAATGCCCGCTTTTGCGGCTACCGCATCAACTAATTCCGCCTTATTCATCTAAAACCTCGTAGGAGAAGCATTTTGAACGATCCAGTGTAGGGCAGGTGAAGTGCTTTGGCAACAATCCCGAAAACCCTGAAACTTTTGCGGGACAATGATTACTCAGATCTGAGCAATTCGCCCCAGACCGTCCACGAGATCCGCTCGTCTCACTGCCTCAGCTAGGCCGAATTTCAGTCTAGTGATCAACCCATAGCCGGATGACATCGACAGCGCCCAGGCTTTAGAAACTTGCCCAAAGCCTGCAAAACCCTCATTCCCCGGTTCGAATCCGGGTGTCGCCTTGGGGGGAATCCAGCTCGCGGCATAGCTCTTAAGAGGGTTATCCGTGCAAAACAATTCAGTCAAAATCAATCAAAATTGTTTAGACTTGGCCACGGATTTAGGCCAAATTTTAGTCTTGAATTTTGAGCAAGAATTGAGCGCCGTGAACGATCGACTGAGGTTCGCGCGTCTTGGTTGCACGATCGAGCAGGTGGGTGAGCGACTGGCTTTGCGGGCGACGATGCCACCGAAGCCGGGTTCGACGCGGCGGGCCTATCAGCAACGCATTTACCTGGGCCTGAAGGCGAACAGCCGGGGGTTAAAGGCGGCTGAGAATCAGGCAAAGCGGCTGGGGGGAGAGCTGTCCGACAAGTCGTTTGACTGGCGAAATTGGGGCTGGGAGTCGGAGGTGGAGACGCTGACGATCGGGGAGTGGGTTGAGCGCTTTGAGGCGAATTGGTGGAAGCGGCGGCGCAAGACTTTCAAGGCCGAATCGACCTTAGAGTCGAGCTATTTGCGGCATTTTCGACGGCTGCCCCAGGATGTGGTTTTGGATCAGTTTGTGCTGGTGAGCACGATTGAGGGAATTACGCCGGAGAACCCGGATAGTCGCACGCGCAGGGCGTTGGTGCTGGCCTACTCGAAGCTCTGCGATTTCGCCGGGATGCCAGTGGACTTATCTGAATGGAAGGGGCGCTACTCACCAGTGCGGTTGGAGCCGCGTGATTTACCGAGCGATGCGGAGATCGAAGCGGTAGCAGAAAGTATTTTGGATCCGTGGTGGGCTTGGGCTTATCGGATGATGGCGACCTATGGGCTGCGGAATCACGAACTATTTCACTGCGAGTTCGACGGGTCGAAGTTGCGGATTGGGGCGGGGGCCAAGACGGGTTATCGGGTGGTGCGGCCCATGTATCCGGAGTGGTTTGCGCGGTGGGACTTGGCAAATATGCCGCCGCACAAGTTTGGACTGGAGCGGGTGCGTGAGTCGTCGAACAGTCGCTACGGGATGTGGATTAATCGCGGCTTTAAACGACGCGGCATTGAGAAGCCCTACAACCTCCGACATTGCTACGCACGCAGATGCCGGGAGGCATTGCTCCCGGCGACATTGGCGGCGAAGATGATGGGCCACTCAGTCAAGGTCCACGAAGAAACCTATCAGCGGTGGATTACAGAGGGCGACGACGATCGACTGTTTGAGGCCCTGGTCGCGAAGCTGGGTCGATCGTGAGGCCTTCGGCGTAGGGGGAGTAAAACAAGTGGGCGGCATTGATTTCGCGAAAGTAGGCGGTGGCTAACTGCCGGACCTTGGGGTGCAAAACCTCAAACCGCAAATTGTCTGGGGTCATCACCTGCCACCGCTGGATGACATGTTCGAGGATGGCATCGTAGTTAGTGCATCGGTGCCGGAAAAAGGGGATTAGCTTGACGCGGCCAGTGACAGCGAGGTGGTGGTCCATTTCGGCGACTAGGGCCGGAGCAGAGTCCGGGGCATCGATGCTGAGGGTGATATTGCAACGCTTCAGGTAGCGAGCGATCTCCCGATCGGCTTTGCGCTGGTAGGCCACCCGGCCACGAAAGATTTTGTCACGCTGCTTCATCCTGCAACTCCCCCTAGCACGGATTTGCGACGGGAGTCAGCCTCGGCGACAAGTGCATCGATCGTGGATTTCGGCTGATTGGCAAAAATGTCCGCAAAGCGATCCACGTTGACAAAGTCAACCCAGAATCCGCCATCCTTGACTAGCCAATCACAGATCGCAGCCAGGTCGCGATCGCTGGCATGGCTAGCGATCGCCCGCTTAACGATCGGTACGACATGGCCGTGTGCTTCCACAACGGCATCGACAAGCTCCATAAATTCGGCGCTGCCGTTGCATTCATCGACCAGCCAGCGAGCCATTTCAGCAACGCCGACGTTGATCACATAATTCTCCCAAATTCGAGGAGCGCCGATTTCATCCCGTAAAATTTCGAGTAGCCTTTCTTCGTCCACCTGTTTCAATAGCAGCCGGAGCCTTAGCTCTGTTTCGTCGGCGTTGACGGGGATTTCCTTGCGGTCTTTGGACTTCTTAAGGTCCTCATTATCGACTTCTTTGATCTGCCGATCGTGCGACTGAGGATCGGGTCGGGCAGTTGCTTCAGGCTTTGACCCTGCATCAAAATCCGTGCTAGGGGGAGTTGCATTTTCATCGGTTGCGTAGGCAGGCTGGAGCTTGCCCGCTTCGACGGGGTTGATGGGGATGCGGGATAGGGTGGCTTCGATCGTATCGATCGTCTTTTCGGCCAATTCAACCCCAACAATCCGCCCGATCGTGGTGGCTGTGTTGATTGAGGGATAGAGCAAATGGCAAGCGTAGTCAGGGCGGCGAACACCCAAGTAGATGAGCTGCTTGCCATTGGCGGGAGCCAAGCCGTAGAGCACCTGCCAGCCGTTGTAGTCGTAACAAGTTTCCTGGCTGTCTGCAAAATCGGGATATAGCGCCGCATCGTTGTAGAGTCCGGCGTCATCCCAGCCGCTCCCCTCGATCTGGATCACCTTCAAGGCTAAATCGTTACGGCTCAGGCCGAAAAACGGGGCAAGGTCCGACAAGTCCTGCGGCAAGCGACACAGCACCTTGGCATCGCGGGCTAACACTGAAAATTCACGCCCATCACGTTTGACCTTGAGGTATTTGCGCCCGATCGAGGATAGGTATCCTTGAGCATTGCCATGCCCTTGGATCAGCGTCCCCTCAATCCAGTCGCCAACTTTGATGCCCTGCGGGGCCGCGTTTTTCTCGACTTTGCGGGTTTTGCCGTCGAGTCCAATGCGCTCGTCCGTATCGTCGATCGTGCCCTCGGCAATCAGTTCCTGGCGGATTTCTTCGACCGTTGGCCGAGATAGGCCAACCTCATCGGCAATGGCTTGGCTACTCCACTTGCTCCACTCTGGGTCTTGCAGCAGCAATCGAGCATGGTGCTTGAGGTCGGATTTGGTCAGACCTTGGCCTTGGCGTTTGTTGGCCCTGGTTAGGCTCCAGCGCTTGGCGTCGCGGGCGTCACCCTCACGGTAGTAGGCATAGACGGCATCGCCGGAGATTTGGGCCGCTTCGGAGCGGGTGTGTCCGTCGCCGGGGTAGTAAACCCAGTCCGATGGATTGTCGGAGCCGCGTTTATCCAGGAACAGGTTGCAGGGTGGATGCTCCATCCAGCCCCAATCGCCTGCCTGCATTTGCTCGGCGAAGGTGGTGACGAATTCGGGGTCGGTGCCACCGGGACGGGTTTGGGTGCCGGAGGTGGTGTTGATTTGGGTTGCGTCCACCCAAGTGGGGCCGACCGGGTCGGGGAAACTGTTGAGGGATTTTGTTGCTTTAGATTTTGTCGCCATAGTTTTCGTGTTGGTTGTTATCGGTTTGGTAGCCCGATCGATAACAACGGCAGCGTTATTATCGATCGGGTGAATAGGTCAGTCTTGAGGTTCGTGATCAACCACGATCGCGCCGACCTCTTCCAGATACTTCAGAGCGATCCACACCCAGGAATATTCGATACCATCAGCGCCATCGACGGACCTGGTGAAGCTGGCGTTGATCGCATCAATGTTTTCCATCACCCACAGGGCATGGGTCTTGAGTTTGCCGTTGTCGAGGCCTTCAGCGGGGAGGTCGAATTGGTCAAGTGATTTGCAGGGGTAAATCATGCGGATACCTCTGTGAGCGAGTCGATTGAGCTAAAACTGTAAACATACACAGCGGGATTTTCTTCCCAGGCCAATCCGCGCTGCTTGTTGATGCTGTCCCACAGGCTGGCAAAAGACGCTCTAGGGTCCGAAAAGGAATACCTAGAAGATTCATCAAAATAGTTTTTCCACCATCGACGATCGATCCCAGGGATTACGGCAGATATAGGCTCAACCCCCTCGCAGATCGCGTCAGCAGGCGAAATATCCTGCAACTTTTCTTGCCTCACCGCGTTCACCTGGAGAAACAATCGGCAAGCGGCCTTTGGCATAAAAATTGAGGGTCGCCATTTCAATGGATTTTGGTCACTCCAACAAAAATTGCCATTCGCATCGGTTTTCATTCCAGCCTTTTCGCATTCGATCGAGAGTTGCTCCCAAACCGATTCGCGCCGAAAATCATCCGGCCATAAATCTTCGGTAAAGAGGATTGAATTGGGTTGGCCCTGGGTCGCCGCATACTCAATCCCCATGAATTCAAAATCTTGTCCCCAGTGAGTCGGACGCCAGGTTTCACGGACCCACAGGGTATCGCCGACAGCATATTTCGCGTTATCGTGAAACCGCCTTGTCTGGGTCTTTTGGCCGCGCAATATTGCCCGCACCATATCGGCCTTGAATAAAATAGGCTTTTCTTTCGGATTCATGCAGAGGCCTCCCAGGCTCCTAGGGCTTGTTCATTCCAGTATTTCGCCTGCTGCTCACACCCAGCGGCCTCACACAGATCCTCGTAAAGCAGCTTGGTGATTTGATTTGAGGATTCAAACCCATTCTGTTTGCACAGCAGCTTTAACCCTTCGGTGGTGTAGCCCGCTGCCCGCCCGATCGTGAAAAATCGCTTGATCTGGGCCGCGCTGACGCAGTTGGGATCAGGGGGTTCGATCGGGGTGACGTTATCGGCAGTAGCGGAGGTATCCAGAGACGACTTCAAGCGCGTTTTGGGCTTAGTTTGTTGGGTCTGAGCCGCAGGCTTTTCGACGGGTTTGGTTTCAGGACGCTGTTTCAGCCAATTATTGTTTTTGGCGTTTTTGAAGGCGCGCCCGTCACCCCGGCGGTGAAGGTAGTTCACCGTAAACTCACGCTTGTTCTCGGATTGGTCATCCAGGTAGGCCGCAACACCAAAGGCTTCGGCAGCATTTTTGTAGGCGTCGGCAACTGCCACTTCGACTGGTGTCCCCCGTCCGCCGTTACCGTCAAGCTCGGCATTCCCGATCGCGGTGCGAGATACGCCGCAGATGGTCATTTTGCAGCGCACAGTGCAAAGGTGAGCCACAAAAACTGGGTCGGCGAACTCAAATTCGTAATCGGGCACAACGGTTTCGATGCGTTCGCGGATGGTTTGCCAGGGGATAAAAAACCAGGTGCCACCACCGGGAATTTTGCGTTCTTGGTGGTCCTCTGGCTGGAATGGCTTTTTAAGCTCAGTCAAGACTGCTTTCAGTCGCTCAATGTCTGGAGTCATGGTGGTTATGTTCGGAGTTAATGTTCGGAGTCATGGTGGTTATGTTCGGAGTTAATGTTCGGAGTCGTTAAATTCGTCGGAATATTTGATGCGTAGCGCCCAAGCGGCGATGACTGCCAGCAATGGAAGACAGGCCAGCAGTGCCAACACAGCCCAAATCACTATCGCGCTCCCGCCGGAAGGGATAGATGGGCTTCGATGCCGGGTTTGTACAGGTGAATGCGGCGATATTTGGCCGTTGCAGGCGCGGTGTCGAGCCAGTGCTTACCCTCAATCAGTTCGCCATCGGCAATGCGGCGCTTGATGGTGCTGACGCTGAATCCAGAGCCAAAATACTTGTGGGCTTGCCCGATCGGGACCAGGTCGCCGGGATTGATTTTTAGGGGTTGTCGTTTTGTCCGTGGCATTGTTTGTACAGCGGTGAGTTGATCAGAAAGGATTCGTGGCAATCGGCGCAGAGGACATGGTCTAAGCCGGGGATAAGCCGATCGTGCCGACAATCAGAGCAGTGATTTACCTGCTTGCCGACCGGCTTCGTACCAGGGTTCGTCGATAAAGCGGGCGGCGCGGCCTTGGCAGCCGTGGCTAAACCCGATCGCCCAGAGCCAGCCGTTGTAGAGCATGGGGCGGGTCCGCATTTGCTCGGCGGTGGGAGTTCCGTTGCGGCGGTAGAGCGGCTTCCCAGCTTCGAAGTCGATTTCGGCTTGGGGTGTTTTTGTGGTTGTGTGCATGGTTTAGTCGCGGTAACGTTGACGGGCTTGGAGTCCGGAGGCGTAGCCACTGCGGTAGTTGGCGTCCGAGCTTTTGGCGTAGACGCCGTCGTAGGCGTGCTCGAAGCCCATTTGCCAGAAGTAGCCGCTGCTGACGTTGATGTTGCAGGCGTCGCCGTCGGTGGGCAGTTGGCTTCGCTCTCGGAATAGGCGCTTGCCAAAGTTGAAGTCGTAGGGGTTGGTTTCGGCGGGGCTTGGAGTTTGGGCGAAGGGATTAAGCATTGTTCGTTGGGGTCGATGTGAATAATGGCATCTGTGCTGGCTGCAAGGATTCCTGTTCCGCTATTTGCCGTCCCAGCATTACGGCGATCTGCTCCATCACCGCGATTCGGTGTGCCGCAGATCGAGCTGACAGTTTCCGGTTGTTCACCCAGTTCGGGTAGACTTCGCGACGTTTGCGAGCTTCCCGCTGCACTTCCGTGAGCAAATCCTTCAGTGGGATCGGGGTCACGATCGCTTGTTGAACAAGTTCTTGATCCAGGGATGTCATAGGCTTTTTCGAGTTGTTTGATGACGGATTCGTAGCGTGGATCGTGCTTGAGCTTTGGGATGATGCGATCGGCGTGGGCGATGCGAACTTCCTGCCAGGTACTCATGCCGCCGCCTTCGTGGGTGGGCGATGTTGAAACACCCAAAGGCAGCCCATAATCTCCCCGACCAAATCGACGTATCGCGGACTGGTGTTGCGAGGTAAGAGCGCGTAACCTTCGGCGGTGAGCGTGAGGATGTACGCCCATCCAGGGGTGAGGATTTGGATCACCGCCGATCGGTAAACGGCTTTACCCTTTTCCGTGAAAGTGCATTTTCTGACGTAGCAATCAATCCCGGCCTGGTTGAGCAAATCGCAAAGCGGCTTCAGGTCTTCTTCCTTGAGTTCGCGGATGCGATGGGCGTCAGGCCGCCCCGTAGGGACCGGAAAGAAACCGGGGATAAAATCGGTGATGGGAGCCACTTTGACGGGCATGGTATATGTCATTTGTTCACTCCTAATAACGCTTTGATTTGGGTGACGGATTGCCCAGCGGCGAGGGCTTGATAGCAGATTTGGCGCTTGGCTTGACTGAGGTAGAACTGCTGCGATTCGCCATCGTGCCAGCAGTAGAACCACTGCTCGTAGTGGCGATAGTCGCCACGTTTGTTTTTGCGCTTGACGTTGCGGTGCTCAATCCAGCCGCTCGGGGATTTGCGATGCTTCCCCCTAGCACGTTTTTTTGGGATGGGACCGTAGTTCATTCGCGTCGCTCCTTCCGCCCCTGGTAAAGATGGGGGTATTGTTTCGCGAGGTGTTCGCGTTGCTGGATAGCGCGTCGCCAAAACCAATCGCTCATCCAGTCCGGTTTAGAAATCTTCATCGTCGTCATGTGGTGGTGTTTTGTGGATTGGCAAAATGTCGGAAATCGCGAAGTCCGTCAGTAGCTTGATCGTCCCGGTCTGCGAGTCGCGGGCTTTTTGGACACCGACTTCGAGCACGTTCCGATCGGTGCTTGCGGATGGGTTGTAGTAGTCGTCGCGGTAGAGGGTGAACACGTAATCGGCATCTTGTTCAAACGCGCCGCAGTCTTTCAGGTCGGCCATGCCGGGGCGTTTGTCGGTGCGCGATTCGACGCCGCGCCCAATTTGCGCCAGGGCGATGACCGTTGCGTTGTAGTCCTTGTGGAACTCAAACAGCTTGTTGGAGATGGCCTCCAGCTCGTAGGCCCGCACTTGGCTATCGCCCCAGCGCAACTTCTGGATGTAGTCCAGGATGATCAGCTTGGGCGGCTGGCCATAGGTGGAGCTGATGCGGTTGATTTTTTGTCGTAGGTCGGTCTCGGACGGATTGGGACAGTCGTAGATTTCGATCGGCAGTTTTGCCAGGGCAGCCATGGCGTGCCCGATCGTCTCCCACTCAGACGCGGCAATCTGCCGATCGCGCAGGCGGGTGGCGGGGATGCGCGCCTCACGGGAGAGCAGGCGACGGAACAATTTGACCTTGGTCATTTCGCAGGAAATGAACAGCACTGGCCCGCCCGTCCGGGCCATGGCGCGGGTAAAGTGCAGAGCAAGCTGCGTCTTACCCATGGAGGCGCGTCCGGCGATCAGCCAGTAGCCAGGGGTGAAGCCACCTGTCACCGCGTCCCAGTCCGGTAGCTCGGTGGAGGCGGCGGTATCGTCGATCTGGGAATCCAGCTCGGCCATCGCGGCGGCGGCAACTTCGGACAGCGGCGACATGACGTAGCGCTGGCCCGATCGTTGGGTGAGGTCGTAGGTAGACCGGGCGGATTGCTCGAATACGGTTTCGGGTTGGGTCTGGGGGTCGTAGAGCTGCTCGATGCCGTCGGTGAGGAGGCGGATGCCCTCCCGCCGTGTGGCGTCTTCGATCACCTTGCGCACCCAGGATGGGAGCGATGCGGCGCTGACGAAGTTGTCCAGCATGGCGACCAGGGAGGCTTGCCCGCCGATTTGGTCAAGCTGGCCGGATTGTTGCAGTCGGGTGGCAATTTGCATCAGGTCGGCGGCGAGACCCTGGCGATGTAGGTCCAGGGCGGTGGCGTAAATCGCCTGGTGGCGGCGCAAATAGAAGTGCTCGACGGTGAGGCCCAGCTCTAAGCAGGCGGGGGCCACGTTCTCTGGATCAAACATCACCGCCGCGAGGATGCTGGATTCGAGATCAATCGAACTCGGTAGTGACCGATCGGGGGCGGCAAATTTGATGGCGCGGTTGACGATCGGGGTGGGGATGGCGTTCATGCGACACCTCCATCGTCCATTCGGGCCGCAATCCGGGCAGCCATTTCGGCATAGCGGCTGTTCTCCGTTTTGCCGAACCGCCGCTCGAATTCACGCCGCTCTTTTTTGTGCCGCGCCTCAGACATGGCTTTAAGGCGCTTGTCTTTCTCTTCGTTGGACAATGTCCGCCACTCGGCAAGAAATTCGTCCTGGGGTGATTCTCGCGGGGCTGATGGCACGTTTTGACGCGGGGCAGATTCGAAATCGGAAAACCGCGCGATCAGTGCCGGGTGATCTGGGTGATCAGGATGCTGTCGCCTGGCGATGTACGCGATCGCGTCGGCACGGCCAAATTCTATCTGTGGGGTGGTCCATTTTTGCTGGAGGTAGCGGAGGAAGTCTTCGTTCCAGTCGTTGGGGCCACGGCCCGTTTTCCACGGTGGTAATCGATTTTCAAATCGCGCGCGCGCTTGGTTCAGTGGATCTGTTCCTATGGATCTGTTAAATGGATCTGTTTGTAGGTCAATCTGACACCCTCCCCGTGTCAATCTGACACCCTCCCCCGTGTCAATCTGACGCCCTCCCCGTGTCAATCTGACACCCTCCCCCGTGTCAATCTGACACCCTCCCCGTGTCAATGCGTCAAAGTTCACTGCGTAAAGGCTTGAGGTTTGCCTCCCGGTGTCGTCGCTCCGCCATTTTTTATCAACAAAACCCACATCGGTCAGCGAATCGATTGATCTCTGAATGGTGCGGCGGGAGAACCCTGTCATTTGGGCGAGGCGATTTAACGAAGGCCAGCATTTCCCGTCACCATCAACAAAAGAGTTGATTGCCAGTAACACCAGTTTCTCGTTGCCGGGGAGTGATGCCTGCCAGATGATTGTCTGCCGTTCTGAGTAGGTGTACATTACTCAACCCCCTTGACGATGAAGGTTGGGGCTTTCTTCTCGACTCGGACTTCGATCCCGGCTTCTAGTAGTCGATTACGCGCCTTATAAAAAGTCTTCAGAGTGAGGCCCCATTCTTTGCAAAACTGCTCATTCGACTGGACGGTTATCGGGCCAAGGGCTTGCAGTAGCAGGTACAGATAGCCGCTTGCTGTAAGGATTCGCAGTCGCCAAAGTTCTTTGATTTGGTCTGTCGTTAGCTGTAACGCCTTGGCCTCTAGCTTCTCTGGCGATTTTTGTGTTAATGTGTTGCTCATTAGTTCAATAGTTGAATTCACTATTGCTTGATTGGATAACTGGTTTTTCGGGCAAGCCCGATCGGTGAGTAGATGCACTGGTCGGGCTATGTTTTTGCCAACCGATCGAGCACTGCCTGGGCCGCATTGACATGCCGTAGCACGGTGGCCAGTTGCGTTGGCTCATTGATGCCTGCTTGGTTCGTTAGCCATTCGGTGATGATTTCGGTCAGTAGGGATGAGACGGAGACGCCCTGACTCTCAGCAACGCGGCGGACCTGTTCCTTGGTAGACAGGGGCACCCACCCCGTCAACGGCACCCGATCGGCGATGTCGCTGGCGATTTTGTTCCCAGTGCGACGATTAGGCGCGGGGGGAGCTGCTGACGTGCTAGGGGGAGTTGTTTCAACTCGTAAATTTTCGGGTTGAGGTTTGGGTGCAACCTTGAGGGTTCTTTCTCGGGTAGCACTGACGGGCTTTGTCGCCGGGGCTTTGTGGATGACGGTGTTTTTGTCGGGCTGTCGTCGGCCATCGCGCTTCCACTGTTCGGCTAAGGCCGGATCGCTATAGACCTTCATCGGTGGCTGATGGAAATGCACGACCTTGCAGTTTTTGGGTTGCTCTCCCTTCCGGTAGAGGCTGGCCCGATCACACTGGATGATTTCGACCACGCGGCCCTGGTTGAGTAACGATTTGAGGGCCGCGACGCAAGCCTCACGATCGCGGCCTGTGCGGATGTAGAGGGAGTCGCGGTGGATGCCTTTGTGGTGGCTGAGGATGCGCAGCATTTGCGCTTCGAGCGATTCGGTCGGTCTATCCTCAGACGGATGCCCGTTTTCAGGGATTTCGGTATAATTGCGCATAATTGAAAAGTTTTGGACGGAGCGCTGTGGTTAGTTGCTCCGTTTTTTGTTTGTAGGTGGACAGTTCTATGCGGCCTGGGGCAGCGATCGGATGAATGTGTCGGGCCGAATGCTGCGGGCGACGGCCTTGGCGGTTTGGGCCAGTTCGATCGGGGACATTTGCAGCGTTAGCGTCCAGAGGTCGCCAGGTAAGTCAACGCTGGGTTGGTTGTCGAAGTCGCCGTAGTTCATCAGCCAGTGGGCGACCAAGCGCAGTAAGTCGATGCGCTGCCCTTGGGTCAGTTCGCTGAACCCGTAACCGTAGGTGGCCTGCAATGTCGCCACGATCGAGGGACTTGAAGCGTTTGTCAGCATGGTTAGTTCCTGAAAAAAGTTTTGGACGGACGGTGGTGTCACCCTTTTGAGTGAGGCCGGATTGGGGAATCCACCTCGCGGCTGGTCGGCCTCACTCGGGGCGTTTTCTGGCGGGATTGCCTGCCAGAAAACTTAGGCGGCGTCTTGGTGGTATTCGCCGGGGAGAAAGGTTTGCCGCGCCACGACTTTGTTGTCGGAGTTGCGGGCAATTAGCTCAATCTCCAAATCCTGGAAGGCGTGCATCCAATCACGCACGATCGCGATTTGCTTCGCGAAGGCCCTGTGAACTCGGACTTGCACGGTTTGTTTGGCGTATTCGCCAGTTGCAGTAAAGCGGGACATGGTTTGCCTCGTTTTGGAGTAGGAAGCGCAGTCGCTTCTCTGATGTTTTGATTCTTGCACCGAATAAAGTTTTCGTCAACAACTTTCGACGAAAACTTTAGCGATTATCTACAACGATTTGTCTCGTCTAATATCTAAGCCCTTGTATCGCGGGGTTTGCGGTAAATTCTGACGGCGGTTTCAATGCTTTATATGGTTTCCGAAGCGTACAAACAGCGTTTGGCTAACTGGGTCGAAGGCGAGAAAAATAAACACGGCAGCTATGGCAACCTGGCTACCGCAATCACGATCGCTGCGGGGAAGGGCATTACAAAGGACACGCTGCGCCTGTGGCATCGTCAGAACTTTGTCCGCGATTTGTCGATCGATATGCTTGAAATGATTGCCGCCTACAAGTCCCAGACGGTTGATGATGTAAGGGCTTGGCTTGAATTGGGGGAGTCTGGCAGTGCTGACACATCGCCCGTGACGCATGAGCAGATAGCGCGAGTATCGGATCCCCTTGAACTTGTCAGGATCCAAATGTGGGCCGCAGAACGCCTAAAGGAACTGCTGTCGCGCCCCGAAACCCGAACTCCCCCTAGCACGTTTTCCGAGTTCACGCGCATCCTGCTATCCGACACCGAAGCCGTTGCCGCGCGCGCGGAAATGCCGCCCGATCGGGTACGCGCGATCGGGCGGGGAGCGGAGCCAACGGCGAAGGAGATGGGGATGCTATCGCGCTACTGGGACAGCAAGGCGGATTGGGTTAAAAAGCTCTATACCCAATCCAAAACCCAATCTCCGCCTCAAAGCAAAACACTCCCTGGCAATAAAACTCCACAAACCGCACCTCCAGACAGCAAGGCCGCAGCCGCATCGGATCCAGAGCCGCCCAAATAATCTCTGGGCTATCAATCCGCAACCTGTCCAAATCATGCTGAATCTGGCACTGCGCCAGCAGCACCGCCGTGTAATCACAGTTTGTTAAGCAATCAATCAGAACCATTTCCCCGACAGCAACCACACCGTCTCGATCTCCGCGCTTCGGATCCAGTAGCCAGGGGGTTCCTGGCGCAAAGTGAAAGTTCAGAGAAGACGTGCTAGGGGGAGTTGTCGAATGGTTAAGCGCACTGATTAATCTGCGGTAGTATTGAGTCGAAGTGAACAATTAATAAAATGCAAAATCCGGTATGTTCGCCCATCAAAACTGAGTTAGAGGAGTACACGATCGCCCTCAAAATTTTGCATTGCTTGGAGGGCGTAAATCTAACACAGGCCAATCGCATCTTGAGGGATGTCGCCCCTCACTTGCTGGCATCGGCCCATGTTGTTCAAGGCGAAGCTATTAATCGGCTAGAAACATCTGCACAACAGCAGATTTCCTTTGTTTGATTTGACGCACGGCTTCGGCGGTGTAGTCGCCGCCTACCCGTGTCACGCCTTTTGCCTTTTGTTCCCGCTCAATCCTGTCTGACAACAGCAAAACTTGTGCAGTCAAGATGCTTTCCATTAGTTCACGATCTGTCTGATTCATGTATGGCCCTCAAAACAACTTCACGATCGTATCTAGTCAGCCAGCTTTAAGCGACTCAACAAAGGGGGTTGAGTAGCCCTTTTCGACAGCGAATAAGCCCAGTGATTGACGGCATATGGGTAGATTCCGTTTAGCCGCCCAGTCATGGTACAGGTCATGCGCCCAGCCATGAATCACGACCAAATTAGACTCTTCAGCCACTAATTTCGGGTTCAACGCTGCTGACTCAATGTGATGCACATGCTTCTCGTTGGTGGTATTAAACACCTCGCCAGTTAGCTGACAAACTGGGTGTGCCTGCTTGAGCTTCTTCATCACCGCTTTGATTTTGCTGTCCAGCTCCGCCGAGGCATTCATCGCCGCCAGTAGCAACTGCGAGTTGTTCGACAGAATCAACGACAGCAAGGATAGGCTTGCTCGATACTGGATAGCTTTCTTGGGGTTCACCTCCGCCAGGTGTTCTAGTAGCAAATAGACACCCATCGGACGGATCGCCGATTGAACGCCAGCAGGCCTCAGCAGCACCTTATCCGTCACCAAGTAATTTTTGATCAGGTCTCGGTGGTGTAGCACCAAATCAGTCGCATCCTGCCGACTGCGCGTGAGAAGAACTCCGTGCAGCTCATCTAAGCGCAAATATGGGGTTGCCCCAATGACGATGAGCCGCTGGACTAATCGATTAAACTTCGACACCTGCGTCTGGGAAAGCACCGTTTCAAAAACCAGGGTTGAGTCTTGACCCAGTTGAATTGCGGCCATGTGCTACACTCCCACGCCGTAGTTCATTTCCACCAAGGCTAAAATCTGATCCAACAACTTGTTCAGATTTGCCATCTGCTCTGGTGTCCCACCCTTATCTGGGTGATAACGTCGAGATAGTTCTTTGTGGAATTGCTTCGCCACTGATTCTTTCTTGAATGCCGCATCCGGCACCCCGAAATCTGAAAAACGGGACCGATCGAAGTTGCCATCTAAGAGCCAGAACCCAACAGGGTCAGAGTTACCCACTTGAGCTTTGAGTGCTGCCAGCTCTTGTTTCAATGCGGCATTTTCCTGCCGTAATTGCTCCAGTTGCTTGGTCGCATCCTCACCAGAAGGCTGATTCAGTTTGTCAGCAAGAGCCTGCCAGCCACGCGCTTTCAAACCGAACTCAGCCTTCGCCACAGACAGCTTGCCAAACTGCTGCTTCAAACCTTCGGCTGTATACATAACGAAATCAGGGGTCAAGTTGTTCAATTCCCAGTATCCCCTGATACCCGTGCCTTTAGAAATCGAAGAGAAAAGGAAAGAAAAAGGGAAGAGACCACGAAATTGCCCGGATTTTGCGGGCGACCTTAGAAGGAACGGGTGGCAATCCAACACTTTAACCATGAAAATATTTGTGCTTCTGGCCGCATTCGTCGCCATGCCCCTCCTCACCCCTGTGGCCCCTGCTGTAGCGACGCCGCTTTGCTACATGGAGATGGGCGACAGTCGAATCGACCTGTCAGCCCTGTGTGGCGGCAGCGGCAAGAACTCCACCTACACCGCGATCTACATGAACCGGACGCCGCGTCTATCTGAGGATAATGGCAAAGCCCTGCGTGATTGCCTGTCAGCCCGCAACGACGGCAAGACCTCGGCCCAAGTCCTTGCTGCCATCTGCCAGCAGCAGGTAAATTCTAACGACGCAGCCCGGATGACTGAGTGGAACCGTCAAGACAAAGTCGGTCAACGCTACCAGGACTGTCTCAATCGCTATAGTGAGGGCATGAAAGGCTCCCTTTCCACACAGCAATCCATCCGCAGTAGCTGCCGATCGATCGCCGAGACGACCACCAGCACCGATCGGATTCGGCTTGAAAACGAGTATCTAAAACAGCAGCTCAACCAAAACCGCTGATCACGCCAAGTCTTCCAGCTCGATCGTGCCCACCTGATGCTGTTGTCCGCAGTGTGGGCACCAAACGAATTCAGTCGGCCTAATATCTGCGACCGACCACCACTTGTCGCAGCGAGAGCAGCGGTGGTGATATAGGCGCTCCAACGAGATTTTCGCAACGGGTAAATCCTGATTCAAGTTAGCTCCCCACCCGCAAAACCTGCGCCGCCGTCAGCTTCAGTCCAGGAAAGGTCGGCGACTGAATCACTGCATCCCCTTGGAATGCCTGGTACTGATACGCCCCATCGGCCAAGGTGCCAACCATCACCCATGCTCGGTGGGGGTCGATAATCCAGTATTCTGCTACCCCGATCGAGGCGTACTGTTGGGGCTTCTGGACATAATCGCGCTGGTAGTTGTCGGAATCTTCATCTCCAGGGGAAACCACTTCCGCCAGTAGCCGGGGCGGTGGCATATCGCGGGTGATGGTGGCCAGATCGCTCCTATTCTGGTTTCTCCATTCTGGCACTCCCGATCGGTGTTATTCGTTGCGGTCTTCCAGCAAATCAACCCCGCGCACAACTTCGCCGATCTTGGACAGCTTGGTGAGCGCTGCCGCAATTTCGTCAAGCCGACTCCCATCTATCCGAGGCATCGTATCCGTCCTCTTCATATCGGATATGGTGTTCGGCCTGACCTGAAGCTCTTCAGCCAGCTCTTTGTTTTTGATTTTATGTCGAGCCATCAGCTCGGACAGTTTCCATTTTGTTGGCACAACAACAGCCATCACACAGCTCCCACACTATAGAACGTCGCCTATACCGATACAATCCACAGTCTAAACCGACATAATATTAAAATCAAGGCAAAAAATATCGCTCTAAGGGGTTGACATATCGGTTAGAGCGATATATATTAGATACATGAGGCGGGGGGAGACAACCCGGAAGCCCTCTAGGCCACGGGGCCGCACCGGGACCAGCGGGTTGTACTGGCGGAGCGTTCACCCTCGACGCGAGAAACGAGGCACCGTGGGTTGGGTGACAGCAGCGACACGGTTGGGGCGGAAGCGACCGCCACACACGACATACCCCCTTTGGTTTCGGCGCACGGCGTCGGTGCTGGGTTCGATTCCCAGCCGGGGGTTTTGCCGATGAGCGCACCTCATCAGCCGATAAAACGTCAGGTCATGGCCCGCACTGCGGTGTAGGGTGGCCCCATCAAAAGGGCAGACGGGCGGCGGCGGTGGGTGCGGGAGGCGACGCAGCATAAAAGCGGGATTCTGCGCTATCAACAAGTTCCCGCCGCTCGGAGTGGCGTTACAACTGCCCCGACAATGGCACCAGTCGTTAACTGTGCTGGCACCATCTGGCACCCATCACGTTTGGGTCCTACCGTGCCTCACGTCCCACCTGGCGACGCCCGTTCGATTCGGGCATGGGGCATCGCCCGCCAAGGGCCGTACAAGCTACTTACTCAAGCCATGCAACTCAACGCACAACAACAAGTCGCTCAAGCCAAATTGCTCACCCTCTCCACGCAGGAGGGCGATGCGTTCTGGGACTACTACCAGCAGTGCCAGGACGACGAAACACTCTTCCCCGGCGCGCTCTGGGAAGAGTTCTGTATGTTCCACGGTTGGGCCTAGCCCTAACCTCCCCACTCAGGCGACGCGGCCCGGTTCGATTCCGGGCGTGGGTATTTGGGTGGCACGCATCCGCTACGGCCATGGTGCTGCCGCCCACACCGGATTGAGCCACTCACCAGCGCCGACGAGCGGACGGGCACCGCACCAACAAATGCACCGACGCGGACTGGTGACGCTCAATCCACTACTCACAACTATTTCAACTGGAGCCAATCAAATGACACTCACCACCATTAAGTCCGCTGTCCGTGCCCACATGACCGACGACCAAATCCGCGCCGAATATGGCGACCTCCGGCTGCGCTCCACTTGGGAAGCCGCCTACGACAAGTGCTCGGAAGCGATCGCCCTTGCTGCCGATGCCGCCGCCGATGCCCAACAGCCTGCGCGGGATACGGCCCAAGCGGTGACTGACGCGGTTTACTCTGACCTTTCCTATAAGGTCTTCTACGGTGCGATGTACTGCATCGCCCTTGTGGTATTCGCCACATTCCTGCTCACCGCCAAGGTCGTCCAATTGGGATGGCAGGCATCAGCCCCATTCCGGCATCGGGTATCGGGCCGCATCCACTCGGAGGTATGGGCCTTCGTTGGCGCATGGCCGGATCTGCGAATCGGCCTGTAATTCTCGCGCTTTGCCCCATAGCCAGGGGCCGCAAATCAAAAGCGATCGGGCCACTTCTCACGGCTGCCCGATCGCTTTAGTTCACCAATAGCTACTTTGGAGTTCCTTCAATATGACCGTAATTCTCGAAAATCGCAAGTTGGACGCATCGAAATCAATCAAACTCCCCCGTCCGATGGGCTTTGCCGCAATGGCGAAAGCGGTACGCGCCATCGAACCCGATCGGGCCTGGGAAATCGTCGAATCGTTCTAAGTCCACAATCAAGATGAATAACCTCAGCCAATTCACCGCCGCCGTATTAGAAGAATCCGCGATCGCTTGGTGCGAAGACTGCGGCGGAGCCGTTGATATTTTCGATCGATGTGGATGCGACTACCAGTAAGAGTACCCCTTGTTGTTGACGGCCCGATCGCTGGGAGTCTTGCACACTGCCAACGATCGGGCGGCTAGCTGGTTGAGTCAGTCCACCAGACACGCTCAAACCATGAAACCAATTATTGCAGTAGCGCTGGGTTTTGCAGCGCTGGGATTTTCGACTGTCTCGGCTCAGGCACAGATCAAAATCCCCAACCCACCGCGCAGTGGGCAGGCAGTTTACACGTACAGCCAGTGCCTAAAAGATGCCCACCGGATCAGGGATCAGCGGATCAGGCAAGGGCATGACTCCCGGGCAACCAATCTGAGATGGAAGAAACAGGTTGCGAACTGCGGCAAGCTACCGGACGCACCAAAACCAGAAAAACAGCCAAAGCGTTAAACCGATCCCCCTGTTGATGCTCGGTGTCCACCACACACCACACACCACCATGTTCCGCATCGTCTCTGCTCGTCGATACCAAGAAATTACGACCCATCCCCTCACGGGATTAATTACTCGCACTGCCTTCGATCGACGCATTGCCCGCCGATACCGCTACGTGTGGTATTTCGATCTGGACGGGTTAAAGCAAATCAACGACAAAGAGGGCCACGAGGCAGGCGATCGGCATATCCAGGCCGGGATCGCCGAGCTGTACCAACATTTTCGCCGCTCCACCGACTACCTAATCCACTGGGGTGGCGACGAGCTCCTAGCCTTCAGCGATCGGGGCGAACTGCCCCCGCTGAAATACTGGAGTGCTGGTCGGAGCAACCTGGCCACCGATTTGGAGGCCGCGATTCGGGTGGCCGACGCAAAAATGTACAACGACAAAAGGCTTCGAAAATGCCGACAACAGCCGCCCAAGACAACCCTTGGGGCTGGCGTTCGTTAAAATCAAAGCTGTTGCCGAACCAGTAACTCGGCAACAGCTTCTAACTCCCACCGACGCGCATCGACAGGAGCTGCCAAAATGAAATCACACCCGCGCAAAATAATCCAGAGCATGGACCAATCAATCCTATCGATCGAGCGATTCACCGAACTCTACCCAGAGTTAAGCCGTGCTCAAATCGCCGCAATCACAGACAGGTCGATCGATACTGTAAACGGTTGGTTCAGCGGTCGGCAGTCGCCCTCGCGGGGAGATATGGCCTTGCTGTGGATTTATCATATCCGCGCCTACATGCCACCGTCGATCGCCGAAGCCCTCAGCGGTGAAACTCTCGAGAATTTGTAATTTTTACAAATATCCCTTCCCTTGAGCCAGTCCCACGCGGGCTGGCTCTTTTAGTATGCAAGTGCGAAACACCGCAACACCGCAACTAAAACACCGCAACTATGACCGCAACACCGCAACTGAACACCGCAACTGAGACCGATCCATCCATGGGCGAGTTTGCCAAAACGCTCAACATCACCCCCGCGTACCTGCGAAAGGTGTGCAAGCGCTCACACCTGCAAATAAAGGGATACACCGACCCGCACAACAAATCGCGCAAGCTGCTCAGTACAGCGGAACAGGAGCGCATCCGGGCTGAACTGAACCGCAACACAACACCGCAACACAACACCGCAACACCGCAACTCGGCACCGAAACTGTGTACAACGGTGAGTTGGTTCTGTACAACGATACGCCTAGACCCATGGACGCCGCTTTGGCAATCCGTGAGCAGAGTCAGGCCGAGCTGGCTGAGATCGAGCAATCGCTGGCCCAGCAGTTTGCTACCTTCGATCGAGGGCTGGATGCCCTCTGTGCTGGGATAGAAGAGCAGGTAGCCCAAAAGGTTGTCCGAGCTGGAGCTAACGGCATCTCGCGAGGGATGAATACACTCAATGGCCAGGTTTCCACCGTGGGAAAGCCTCCCGTCCCCGGAGCTACTGGCGGTTAACCGGGGCCGTCATCCTGCTTTGCGTGGGCTGCACGATCGGGCTACTTCTGAGCCAAGGTGGAAAAGCCAAAATCCCGGATTTTGCTCCTAAAAACGCTGTGCAACTGCCCCACTTGAGCCGCCGTGCATCCCCGCCCTGATTGATGTTCAGGCCGCTCGATCGAACCCGTGCCAGTACAGCCCGCACAGCGTACAGCTCAGCCGCTCACTCTGTACTGGTACAACCGCACAAAACCGCGTGGACTACCGCTAGACCAAGGCTTTCAGCTAATATCGGCCCATAAACCTGTACACAGAGGCTCCCGAAATGCTGGACAAAACCCTAAAAATCATTGCCTTGATCGTGCTGCTCCCCCAAGCCCTGCGGACGGTTCAGGCGGTACTGGGCAGCGTTGTGATCGGCTTTACTTCCCTGATGTTCATCGGCTTCGTTCTCGCACTGATTCTGAGGTGATTCATGTTTTCAAAACCTCTCGCCATCATTGGTTGGCTTGTCGTCCTACCCGCGATCGTGGGAAGCGTCGTCAATGGCGCAATCCAAAAATCGGGTGACGGCTACGTAGTGAAGCCGAAGGTTGTGATGCAGTCGATCGGGGAGACGGTCGAAGCAAATACGCAGCCATACGACAAAATCGTTAAGCCCCGCCGATGAAACTTAAGCGCCTACGCAATCCAGTGTTTACTCAGTCAGTGATCGTGATGCTGGCGATATTGGCGACGGCTGGGGCCGCCCGCTGGCATCGCGCCCATGTGGACCAGGCCCAAGCCGAGCAGTTGACCGAAGAACAGACCAAAGCGATCGCTCAGGAGACCCTGAACCGATACCAGCAGACCCCGTTCCGCCTCACGACTTTGATCAATCACTACGAGGCGGTACGCGATGCCGAAGGGCGCGGCCCAGAGACAGCCCGCATATTTGCCCTCGGGGCTGAGCGTCTCCGCATTCACAACAATCGCCTTGCGCAGATTGCGACCAAAGCCCGTCAGTCACCGCAGCCCACCGAGTTCTTGGACAAAAATATCCGCAACCAAGAGGAAGCCCTCCGGCAGTTCCTGGCGAAAAATCGCATCATCCCCCCAGGCTCACCGATCGCAAGTCAGTATGACGCCCTGTTGCTGGAACTCGAACTCTGGCGACGGGCCGAACAACATCTACTGGAGCAAACCACCATCCAGCCCACCCCACAGCAACCCGAAACCATCCAATGATTGTCACTACCGAGGCCATTCCTGTCGAAGCCGAAATCGTGGAGCCGGATTACGCCAGCTCGACCCACCTCGCTGCCAAGTATTTTTTGCTGCTGCTGTCTGGCTCGGTAGTTTATATGGCCGCGTTTTACGGCTTGGTCATCCTCGGCGTGCTAGGGGGAGTTTTTGTCGCGGGCACCACCGCCTCAATCCGACTACGGGGACAAACTCTGGTCCAGGCCAGCGCATTGGCTGGAGCCGCGGTTTTCGAGGTGCTGTCCGACCTCGGTACAGGTGGCACGCAAATCCTGGAGCACAAAGTCCGGCCTGTACTGGCACGATCGGCCAAAGAAATCCAACGATCGGCGGGCTTGCTCAGTGAGGCAGAACAGGAGGCGATATCGGCCTCGGCGGGCGGTGAAGTTGTGGTTGAACAGCACGTCCTGGAGTTAGTGATTGGCTCCGTCCGCAACCCCATGAACACGCTGTACATTGCCCGCAAACAGTCCGGCAAAACCACGTTCACCCATGGCTTGTTGCACAATCTGCTATCCAGTCAAAGCAAAAATATTGTCCTGGTTGGCGACCCCAACTACGGCACCGGCAACGACGACGGGCCACCCCCTGCTTGGGCCGGATTACCTGTGTACGATCGACGCCGGGATAAGGCCGAGTCGATCGTCGCCCATCACCGCCTATTTGCGGCCAATGAAGACATCTACGCCGCGATGTGCGCGTTGAATGACCTGTACCACCGACGGATGCAAATCAACGCCGATCGTGTGGCTCAAGGACAACCCCCAGAAAAGTTCGCACCTGTTTACTACTTCGTTGATGAGTTTCAGACTTTCCTCGGTAGCCTGTCCCCCGATGGCCTGAGCCGGGTCAACGGTTTCCTGGGCGACTTGATTCGAGCGGCTAAGTACAAAATATTTTTCTACCCAATCTGCCACAACGACAAAGCCACGGACGGCCTTGACACTACCAACCTCGCAGGCGTGAATCTGTTCATGCTTGGTTCAGTTCTGGATAGCATCCGCACTGACAACACCATCCGCAACAGCCGCAGCCGCTTTAGTAATGACTTCCTGGACAGGCTAGAGGCCAAGCGCCGCGACTACGACATCCGCTACGGGCCAAAAGCCAGCGCCAAGATGCTCGGAGTGGTTCACTTGGTCGATGCGTTCACCAGCTCCGATGGCACCGAGTTCGCCGCCGGGGCGCATATCGTCCGCATCCCGGATTACCGCGCCGCATTGCAAGTTCGACATGATTTTTCAGCGCTACCCCAACCCGAAAATTTACCAGTTGAAGCGACTCCCCCTAGCACGGATTCCGGCGAAGTCCTGGCCCAAGAATTTGTCCATTTTCTCCGCCGCCGGCGAGCTGAATTTGACGATCGGGATTACTCCGTCACCGAATTTTTCACCACGTTCAAAGCCACCGCTAAACATGATGGCTGGGGACGACGCCGGGAAAAATCCGATCCTCATTACTGTCTGCTGCGTGACCTTGCCCAGTCGGAAGCCAGCGGCAAAATCAATCCCGTTGAACTGCTGCGACGCACGGAGGGTTTGTAGTGTGGTACAAGACCCTCTCCCTGTTTATCGTCGCCGTCACTCTGGTAGCCATCAGCCACGACCTGGCGCTGTTTGACTATCTGTTCCGCGACCAATCCAAACCCGCTCAAACTAAGCCCACTGAGCAACGCACCACGATCGGCAACAATGACAAATTCGGCGACTGACAAACCCCGATTCTCAGACGAGCAAATCGCCGAAGCGCTCAAACTGCTGCGTGGGAACAACTCGATCCTGAAAGCCCGCGAAGAACGTCGGCAGTTCATTCAGTTCTGCGTTGTGTGTGCTGTCTGTGTTGTCTTGGCGAATAGCTCCACCGCGATCGCGCGGACTGTCTACAGCGCCCATTACAACTACACCCAACTCACGAAATGGTGGGATAGCTGCAAATCAAAGCCCTGGGATTGCATTCGCGGCAAAGTCCCCGGCCCCGCTTGGAATATCACCGCCTCACCAGAGGGCAACGTCGCTGCCATGCTTGACCTGATTGCCTGGGCTGAGGGTACTGACAACCACTACAACATGATTTACACTGGCGCTCGGTTTGACGACTTTTCTCGGCATCCCGATCGGGTGCTTTGCTCCGGTGGCATTTGCAGCAGTGCAGCGGGCCGATACCAGTTCCTCACGCCGACATGGAATAAATTGCAAACCCAGTTAAAGCTGCCAGATTTTTCGCCCGCATCACAGGACAAAGCCGCGATCGAACTGATCAAGCAGTGCAACGGCTATGGTGCGGCGGTGCGTGGAGATGTTCAAGCCTTTACCGATCGATGTTGGATTACCTGGGCCTCGCTCCAAAGCGGTAGCGGCAAAAAGCTGGATGCTCGGCAGAAGTCCTATGGCGCGGACATACTGGCACGGAAATTCGCGGAGTTTCAGCGCGATCGCAGCCTCGGCAATGGGGAGTTTGCCAAACCCCTGCCAAATCTCACTGTAACCAGCCCTATGTCCGCATCTCGCACTCATCCTACTACTGGTGAGGTGAGGCCGCACAATGGCACTGATTACGCCTGTAACGCGGGTGACGTGGTTAAAAGCCCGATCTCTGGCACTTTCAGGAAGGGCAACAGCGACCCGCAGGGATTCGGTAACTCATGGGGTACCGTAGCAGGTAGCGGCTACGAGGTCACGATCGGACATACGAGAAAATTACTCGTAAAAGATGGCCAAGTAGTACAGCATGGACAACCGATCGCGGAGTGTGGGAGTGAGGGCACTGGCAGCGGGCCGCATCTCCATATTGAGATTCGGGAGGATGGCCAACTGATTAATCCAGAGGAAAAATTCTGATGAAGACGATACTGAAAGAAACAATACTGGCCGAAATCCCTATTGGGTCTGGCATCTCCGGCTGCACTAACTCCTGCCACTCGCCCGCTACGGCGTCCCAGTAGCCACGATCGCCGTAGGGGTTATCTGGTAGCTTTTGTATATCCAGAGGTAGTACGTCGGTAGAGCCGTCCGATCGCTCGTAGTAATGGCCTTCCTGCGGGTCGATCGGTACCCACGCACCGTTTTCACGCCGATACCCCTCGCGGGTGTTGTTGGCCGGGGAGTGTCAAGCGATAAACTGATAGCTCTTCCGCGCCTCGACCCAAATCTGGCCATTAAGCGTCGGTAAATTCGATCCATTCATTTCGATCCGGATTTTTGCTAAATCCGCCGAAGCGAAAAACATATAGCTGCTATCCCCGGCGGGCGGGTTTGACCCGAGTAGTACCCAGTTATCACTGGTGCTGCTCGCAGATCGGCGATTCAGGTATATTTGCCACTGCCCGCTATTGCTCGTGGTGTAGTGGATTTTTAGCGACAATCGGCAGAGATTACCGTATTGCGCAGCAACCGGTGTGGCCATATTCCGCCCCACGCCGCCGGATTGCTGATATAGCCAGTCGTCGCCGATCGGCCCCAGTATTTGGGTATCCCGACTATACCAACCGTCGTATGTGATTGGGGTGGTATTGTTTTGCCCCACCAGCGTCGATCCGGTCAAATACACCCAGTCAGCCACCCATCCACCATTGCTATCGATCTGAGTCCACAGATCTCCAGCAGCAGGATTGCTTGGCGGTGTGGTACTACCTGCGCCCGGTATATCCTGTAGGAGCGCGATCGTGCCCGTTTTATCCGGGGCCGTCAGGGTTCGATCTGCGGTAAGGGTTGCTGCTTGGATGCGCGATCGGAAGCTCCCCCGCAGGATGTCGATGAAATCAGTAAATCGTTTGCTCATTAGCCTGTAATTACCACCCGCGCTGTGCCCGTAATCGTTGCGCTACCGAAATCAAGGGTTAGAGTATTCGCATCGGCAGCCGTTCCGATCGGGCTGATTTCAACGTTCCCGCCGTCCCATACTGTGTACTGCGGATATTGATTATTGAGGCCGTGTGATACGGTCAGCACACCACTGGTCAAAGATGCGCTGGTAAATGTGACAACTTTTTGCCGTGCCAGCAGTTCTTCCGCACCCGCCAGCCCAACCTTCCATCGATCGGCGGACTCATCCCAAAGCACCGACGCATTTGTTTGCGTGCCCCGTTCAACCTCAATCCCCCCGTTTTCGGTTGGCGTTGCCCCAGCGTAATCGCTATTGAGTACAACAACGTTATCGGCGATCGTGACCGTTTCGGTGTTGATTGTCGTTGTCGTCCCCTGAACGATCAGGTTGCGCAATACCAAATCGGCATAAGCGTTGTCGGCGGCGTTACGGACGGCTAAGGCTCCAGACTCGTCTTTCACCCTAACCCCAGTCCCGCCAGAGTTGATTAAAAACGATGCAGCAGTTGTTCCGGTGTCGGTATTTTGCGTGTGGAAGCGGCTATCATTCCCGGCTGCGACTGTGCCGGAGGTTACGCCAACTGGCAACCGCGCAATATTAAAAGTTCCAGAGGTGATTTTTCCGGCGTCTAAATTCGGTATATCAGCAGCGACTAAGGGTCGGAAGGTTGGAGCCGCTGCCCCGCCGGAGGAAGGTCCGGCAAAAACAAGGTTGATTGCCTGGTTGTCAAATGTAATGGTCGGGGTTGAGGTACCGTTTGCAACGTCAAGCACCGATGTCGCATTAGCGCCGATCGATACGTTGGTTACAGTTCCGCCGCCCAATGTGCTTGGGTCTACCCAGTCCAACTGGGTGGGGTTGGTGGTGTTGATTCGGGGGATTTGGCCTGCCGTCCAGTTGCCTTTGAGAGCCAACGCGCGATCGGCGCTCAAATCGTTGACGGTGATTGTAAGGCCAAACGTCCCAGACAAAAGCTTTAAAATTGCGCCGCGCATCGACATGATTAGACCTCAACTAAGATTTTGTACGTTTTTGTGATTGGGACCAGCCCCGAAAAGTTTATTTGCACTCGGTTCAGGTCAAACGGTGCCCAAGGTAGTGCCAGCGCCCCTTCGTCGTCAAAAACAGTTACGTCCACAATCTCTTGATTAAGATTGTGCGGCACGATTGCGTAAGGGCCAATCAAATCAGAGGGCAGGATTTCACCACGGTAATTCCCATGGCCTTGATTCAAATGCGCCTCTGGATCACTGTTGTGCTCTGAGATTAGCGCACTGAGTTGCGCCCCAAGATTTGGGTCAGGCGGAACAGGTGGCACCCCGATCGACCGCAACAGTTCGATCGAGATTGGCGTATCTCCCACAGGTAGGGAGAAATTGAAAACCTCGCCGGAGGGCAGTCGGCAAATCCAGTATGTCGAGGTATTCCCAGCCTCATTCGGCCACAAATTAGCCACGAAGTTGCCATCTGCGTCGGTCTTGAACCGAAATGAATCTTTGGGGTAATGCCGATTGGCTGTGTAGCTGCCAGCAAACAGCGTAAACCAGACATCAGCCTCCACCCATGGACTGCTGTCTGGTCGGAAGATTTGGCCTGTAACCTGCCTTGTGTCCATGCCGTAATGCTCGTTCCCTGTCGCTAATATCAAGCGGCGGCGGGGTTCCGTCCAGCCCGGTTCGGTTCATCGACGTTTCTTGATGGCAGCAGCCATGCCCACGATCGTCAGGGTTGAGAAGCCGCCAATCCTGATTTGCACCGATTTATCGGCACTGTTGATTGGGGTGCCACAGTTACCGGAGTCGATTCTGCCTGGGGTGATTTTGCTGGGGGTGGTGACGTTGGGGGCGAGTGTCGCGGGCCGATCGTTGGTCGGGATTGTCCAGATTTTTCCCAGCTTGTCCAGGTTGGCGTAGTTGTCGCCCTGCCAGGTGTCGCGGCAATCAAACGGATCGCCGTAACGCCAATCAGTGGTGAGTTTGCCCTGATAACTCTTCACCGCTCCGCTCACAATCCGAAATGATTTGGCGTAGCCCCAGCCACCCAGTAGGCAGGATGGCGAATGTTGGATATAGGCGATCGGTTGGTTGGCGGCATCGAGCGAAATGGATGCCTCGATCGTGTTCGGGATGTCGGGGTTGTTCGGGTTGGTGTCGCGTTTCGGCGGCGTGGGTGGTTGCGGCTCATCCACTGGAGCACAACCAGTTGAGGCGTAGGTCCAGCCTGTACCAAGTTCGATCGCGCCGCCGCCCTCCCAGTCGGAGACAAAGCCTGTGCGGATCACGCGCAACGGATACTGCGGGATGGTTGGGGGCGTTGGCGATTGGGTGTAGGTGGAGATTGCGGTGCCAACCCACTCGTTGAAATTGGCGTCTTGCCCCCGTGCTTGGCGATATTGCCAGACCTGATAATCCGTCTCGATCACATCGATCAGCACGTCGTTCAGGTTGCTGGAAACATTGTTCGGTGAGATTGGTGCAAATCCCACGCAACGGGGCAACGTAGCCGTGAAGCCTGTGGTTTTTATCCAAACGTGTAGATACCAGGGCGCGTCTGGGTCTTGCGGCGGTGGTGGGTCATTGGGTGGGGGTGGGTCGTTGGGTGGGGGTGGACAGGGGCGAATATTTTTGGGAACCACTGCCAGTACGTAGGTTTGGCCAGATAGTAGATTAGCCAGATAGTAAAAGCGGCTGAAACTGTCCTGGCTATACGCCAAGCCCCACAGTGTT